TCCTGAACGTGGGATTTGTCTAGCCCCTTCCTCCCTGCACTAACCACTTAATCAACAAACGAAAGGAACCATCATGGCAGGTACATGCAAGTCCGATGCGATTCAGAGCTCCAGGCATCGCAACAAGTTCGCGGCGCAAGCCATCGCACATACATGGTCGACCCACAAGGACAAGGTTGCGAAGAAAGAGACCCGCAAGAAGATCGCCAAGGCCAAGCACCTCGATGTGCGCGCGGCTGAGGGCAAACCGAAACGCGGCGATGCCCGCGCCAAGCGTCGCTACGGCTTGGTCACTCCGTAATCTTCACCCCCCAAAGGGTCAACCGCGGTTGACCCGTAACACCAACTCACTTAATGAAAGGCACCATCATGAAAACGAAATCACCCTCAACCCTGCTGCTCGGCATGTTCGTCAAAGCCTCGCTGCCTATCCCGAAGAAAGAAGAGCTGGCTCCCATCGACCCGCAAGACGAAGCCCTCAAGGTTCTCGAAACGCTCTGCCCCATCCCGATCAAAGAGTATGTCGCCATGGCTCCCGAAGATCGCGCTGCGCTGCCCACGCATATCAAGAACCGCATGCCTTCTGACCACCTGCTCGCCGGTATCCCGACCCGCAACGAACCAACCAAACTTCCCCATCCCGAGCAGTTCACCATCGTTGATTGGCGGAACGACGAAGCCTACTTCACCAAGTATGCCACCGAAGCAGAAGCCAGAGATCACTTCGACAACGTGCCGATGGACGACGACTACGACGGGCGCGACCTGTACGACACCGACCACAACCTCTTGGCGGAGAAGAACAATGGCTAACCACAACTACAAGCTGGACACACAGCTGCGCTCCGCGCTCGGCACCTGCAAGGACGTCAACGACACCAAGGACAAGATCAGGGCGATCTACGCCGATGTGACGCGCAGGGCACAGCACCATGCCAGTGGGCTGATCACCGCCGACGAACTCATCAACCACTGCGTTAGAGCAGACTCGCAGCTCTACCTGCTGTTCAACAAGCTCTGAAAGGAACCATCATGACCCCAATGACAAACCAGCAGTTCTTCACGCGCATCAACTCTCTCAGGTACCGCTACCTTGCCGGCAGGATTGGGCAGGGAAGCTTTTACCGGCGGCTTGCCGCCTTGCACTACCTCCGGGCGAAGAGCCACGGAATGATCGTTCATCACTAACCACAAACCACTGAAAGGAATCAACCATGAAAACGAAACTCAACAAACCCAAGAGGCCCAACTACATCACCTACCGCATCATCCGCCCGAACACCAAGGACGTAACCGATTTGCCCGGCGTACCAACCAGCGAACCCCTCCCGAAGATCATCCGCCCGAACACCAAGGACGTAACCGATTTGCCCGGCGTACCAACCAGCGAACCCCTCCCGAAGATCAACTGGGCTGAGCGCCTTGAGCAGTGCGAAGCCAAGGTGAAGGCGTTGGAGGAAGACCTCGCATCGGAGGTGAAGTGGCACAAGTTCGAGTTGTCCGGCAGGGAGGAGCTTATCTCCGACATGGAAGCGCAGATCAAGAAGCTGGAGACGCAAACCGGAATGCTGGAACTCGAAGTCAGCACGGGGCCGGTCTGTAATCCGCCTTGGGGTATCGCGTTTCGACATGCGCTCGTTGGCAAGACCGTCGCGTTTCTCGACGACCACGGCGGCTTGTTCGACCTTGGGTTCACCGACGGTTCCTGTCTCCACGTGTTCCTGAAAAAGATTGGGTAATAACATGACACGCAAACGAAGCCCCCGCCAGCTCATCGACGCAGCGACGTCAGCACTCACGCGCAGACAAATCCCGGTCGCAGGATTTGTCGCGTACACCGGCGGCAACATGATGCCCATGCCCAAACCCTTCCTCGTTCATGTGCGAGGCGCACAACTTCCCTTCGACCCCGCCTTGGCTGAGTACTGGCACCTGCAACACAAGATGAGGAGAGCGAAATGAATCAACTCACCGCACTACTCTACGCAATCCCTGACGCAATCGAACGGCACAAGCGCGACTTGGAGAAGGAGGCCGAGGAACAAGCCAAAGACTCCAAGCGGCACCGTGGCAAGAACGTCAAGCAGCGAGCCAGTGGTTTGACTCGCGACGAGGAACAAGCGGCAGATCGCGCACGCTGGGCGGAAGAAGTTACCCAAGCCCTCCGTGCAAACGAAGACCCGCTGTCTAGCTGCGAACTCGGGAAGATCATGGGCACCACGCGGTGCAGCGCGTATCGACGGCTGCTGACCATGGAGAAGTCCGGTCACGTTGTCCGTGAGGGCAAGGCTGAGAAAACGAAGTGGAGGCTGGGATGAACTACCGACGCGCACGTCTCAAATGCTGGATTGCCCTGTGCCAAGCCATACTCGAAGGCCGGAAGTATACCCGCGTTGACTCCCATTCCCCCGTTCAACTTTCACTTATTTAGGAGGCATCATGGACTTGTGTCTTTGGCTTGTGTTGTACTGCGTGGTTAGTTTTGTTCTCGGCGTGTTCGTCGGGCACTGCATAGCTGCGGGCGGAAAGTGAACTTCTTCATCTTGCTGATAGCACTGCACATCGTGCTATTGCTTGTACTTCTTTTTTAGGAGAATGAAATGCGTGACAAAACAAAGCTGGGAAGTAAGGCGCCGTTCTTGCCCAAACGACTGTCAGTGCGTAGCTTCACACGCTCGCTGAACATGGGGCGACGGATTGCCGAGCGGTGGTTAGGCCGCGTAATCGACCATGAAGCTGGTATGGCGTACGTCAACAGGAAGGAGCAATGGAAATGAAACTATTCTTGAGGATGATGCTGTTCCTCTCTCGCTTCGAGCTAGCGTTCACCCCCAAGTACGCCAAGCACCACGGCCGTATTCGCAGAGAGGTTGAGCACTGGGAGGGCGCGTTGCAGCGTTGGGTGCTTCGTCATGGCTAAGAAAACAAACGGAGACGAACCGATGGAGCAGCTTGTCATGGTGTCGCTTGGGTACTATTCTTTCCTTCTGCCAGTCACCAAGGCTGTTGAGTTCTTGCAGCTTGCTAGCGTTATGCAGGCAGTAGATCGCAACTACTTGGGAACGGGTAAACCCGGCGCTGACTCCGAGGGGTACGTGCTATCGAACATTAGGCCGGCCAAGGCAGAGGTATCCTTGGCAGACATGGGCAACGTGTGCGCACAGCTTGCGATCCAGCGCATGGAAGAGGATAACAAGAAGGAGGTGCGACATGATTAACTAAGCCCGCTTCGGCGGGCCACTCTTCCGTTGAAACGTACAGGGAGTCAACTCCGGTACGCGAATGGATACGGGGGGGCTTGGGAGTGACTTCTCCCGTTTGGCGGTAGCTCCATAGTTGACAACCGCTGTTTCACAATCCAGACAAATCCCACGTTCGGGATGTGTCCATAAACTAAATCACTGATAGGAGTATTACCATGGCAATGTTCAAAATCGTAGTTGATGATGCTGTTGAAGTTCTGACCAACAATCCGATGCAGGCTATCGTGTTGGAAGGCGCGCCCGGCGGCGGCAAGACCGCATGCAGCAAGGCGATCGCATCAGCACTCACAGTGCCCGAAGAAGCGCAGATTATGTTCCGTCCGAGCACCAAGGACGAGACCGATCTGTCCGGTCTGCCCGACTTCTCCGAAGAAGAGTTCGTGTACTGGAAGCCGGCCGAGGTGATCTACCGCCTCAACGAAGCCGCCGAGAAGTTCGGCAAGGCGTTCCTGACCATCGACGAGCTGGGGCACTCAACGGTACGCATGTACAACGGTTTGGCCGGCCTCATGCTGGACAACGAGATCGGCGGCCACAAGCTCGATCCGCGCGTTTACAAGTTCGCTACCACGAACCGTACTGAGGACAAGGCGGGCGTAACCCGCATGCCTACGCACATGGCCAATCGTTTGGTCCACTTCGCGCTGGAATCCAACCTCGACGGCTGGGTCGATTGGGCGCTTGATGCCCGACTGCCGATGTGGCTGATTGCGTTCCTGCGCTTCAAGCCTCAGTTGCTCAACGACTTCGATCCTTCCCGCAAGGTCAACCCGACCGAGCGCATGTGGGAGCTGCTGTCCAAGGCCATTCGTGACACGACGCCCGACGATCGTTTCTTCCGTATCTCCGAGGGCATGGTCGGCGCTGGCGCTGCGGCTGAGCTGGCAGCGTTCAAGTCGGTGATGTACAAGCTGCCTTCCGTTGATCAGGTGTTGCTCTCGCCCAAGGACTTCCCGATTCCGGACGACGAGCCGGCTGTTATGTTCGCCCTCATGGGTGCGCTGGCAGCCAACGCGACGAAGGACAACTTCGACCGCACCTGTACTTACCTGTTGCGCTGCCCTCCGGAGTTTCAGGTTTTAAGTGTTAAGGATAGTATGAAGCTCCATCCCGAGGTCAAGCAGACGAGGGCCTTCGTCGAATGGTCAGTAAAAAACAAGAGTGTATTCATGTAGTTAGCGAGTTTTAGCGGCGGATTTGACTTCTGATAGCGCGTATTATAACATAGGTGCTCCACTTACAAGGAGCAGAATTCATGACATATTACGATATCACCGGCCGCCGCTACGGCAAGCTCACCGTCCTGCGCAGAGTCAAAAGCACTACGTGGGAATGCAAATGCGACTGCGGAAATACTTCGCATGTTCTCAAATGCAATCTGGTGACTGGCAACACTACCTCCTGTGGGTGCGTGTACAAGGAATCAATAGGCAACAGGACGCGCACCCACGGCATGTCAAAATCGGCGGTCTACTACCGGTACAACCACATGATTAAGCGTTGCTACGATACCGCCTACAAGCAGTACGTTGACTATGGCGGTCGCGGAATTACTGTGTGCCCCCAGTGGTTAGGTAAAGGGGGATTCGCACAGTTCCTCGCTGACATGGGGGAGGTGCCCAAAGACCTGACTCTCGACCGCATCGACAACAGCAAGGGGTACTCGCCAGACAACTGCCGGTGGGCTTCTCGCAAAATGCAGATGCGTAATAAAAGGAGCAACACTATGTTCAAAGGCAAGTGCCTAGCTGAGTGGGCGGAAGAACTCGGCGTGAAGTACACCACCATCCGGGCGCGCATGCGGAGAACTGGTACGGTTTACGCCAGTACGCATCACAACGCGTTGAAGCGATGAAACGCATTTGGACGGAGCACAAGTCACCGACTCCCCAATGGACGCTCACGGTCTGGACAACTACCGGGACTATCCGCTGCAAAGCGGAATGGAAGGTGCTCTTGACCGCGCGCGCTGACCCAGAGCAAAGATACGTAATCCCCGCGAAGGGCGGGGGTATCTACGCGGCAACACTGGAAGGCGCCAAGGCCATGTGCGAGGTTCTGGTTCGTATGGGGGAGTTATGACGATCTCTTGGATGGGAAGGGCCAACGCGTACGGCACAGTGAGGATGCTGTATGAGGGCATGCTTACCGACGTGCTGGTAATGAAAGACCAAGACGGAAAGTGGTACGCCAGCAACGTTGGTACGCACAAGGAACACCGTGTCGAAGACGTTGAAGAAGCCAAGGCAACCGCTGCGGCTGTTTATTTACTTACTAATGAAAGGAAACACAATGACTGACTCAACAGGTTTCAAACTGAGCAACATCGCGGACAGGTCTGCGGTGTGGAAACTCCGCATCTCCAAGTTCACCGTCTACAAGCGGGACAAGGCGGCGACGCAGATCGTGACGAGCGCCAACGAGGGCAAGAAGGTGGGCAACTTCAACAAGAAGCTGTTCGACGGATGCCCGCCGGTGGAGCGTTGCAACTCGGCGTTTCAGGCGTGCTACGACTTGTGGTTCGCCAAGACCGTTCCTTATCTGGATTACGATGGGGAGAGGATGATCGACAGCCGTCACCTGATCGACACCATGCGCGAGTTCGGCGCGTTGAAGGACGAGGCATACCACCAGTTGGGACTGCTCGCCGCAGAGTGGGACGACTGCGTGGCGTGGGACGTTGATCGCCTCAAGCATCTTGGCAACCCCGCCGATTACCCGACCTCCCCCATGCCGTACTTCAACATCGACTCGCAGTTGCGGCCGGTGCCTTCGCACGCGGACTTCCGCTTCGACGTGCCGGAGGAGGACAAGCTTGCTCTGGAAGCTCAGCTCAATAAGGCCGAGGAGCGCGCCAAGATTTACGTCATGGAAACGATGACCGCGCCCATCGCCGCGTTCGTCAAACGCGCTACCGAGTTCACCGGTGAGAAGGGGCAGCGTTGGCACGATAGCATCGTGACCAACATCAAGGACATCGTCGACCAAGCGAAGTCGCTCAACATCGTGGACGACCCCAACATCGACGGCTTCATCAAGGAGCTTGATGCGTATTGCACTGGTGTCGTCTTCAACCCGACCGTCCTCAAGGAGTCCGTCGCCCATCGTGATGCAGCCAAGGACAAGCTGGCCGAAATCATGAAGCGAATGGGCGCCTACGCGGGGAGCATCTGACATGGCGAAATGGAACAAAAACCTGACGTTCGAGAACCTGATCGGCGAGGCTGACGGGCGGCGGAACCACCGGTGGGACACTGACTTCGATACTTTGGAGCGCAGCGTCACGCACGGCGCGGTGAGGTTCCACGAAGGGGGGCGTATATCCATCGAGTGCGGGTTCGACAACAACCCCATCGGTCGAAGTATCGTTGGCGGCATGGCCGACGAGTTCAACGTGTCCACGATCAAGGAACTCAGGGAGGTGTACCTGCCCGACGGTACGAAAATACCGAAGACGTGGGTCGACCAGAACTACTGCGTCGTGATCGACTACGAGCACAACCGTATCCTTAACGCTAGTAGTGGATGGTACAGAGGGTGGCGTAATCTCGTGACATACGCGCACCGCGACGCCATGCCGAGAACTGCGGCTACGTTTCGGGTAAGCATCCCCGACAGGAAGGCGACTGCGCGAGCACTCATGGAGCTGGAACCGCAGCGCATCGCAGCGGTGGCTGCATTCCGTATGGCGGAGGGTAATCTTACACGCCCAGGCGCAAACGGGGAGTTGACTCGCGCTGTCAAGGAAGGGGACATTACATCCTCCGAACGCGTACAGTTACTTGCGGGAAATTACTCAGACGCCAATTGGAAGGAGGTCGTCAAGCAGGCGTTCACAACCGCAATCCAAGTACCATACCTTCTCCCGAAACCCTTCGGGAAGAAGTAGACCCGGGTTTACCCAACCGGACAAATCCTGACTTTGGGATTTGTCTTAATCAATAACTGAAAGGAATCAAAATGACACCGATTGAAAAACTGAGCAAGGCCAAGGCCGTCGTCGTTATGGATGAGCCGTTCTTCGCGTCCATCCTCCTCAAGCGCAAGCTGCAGGAGACTACAGCCATACCTACGCTGGCAGTGGATGCAAGGGCGCAGATTTACTACAACCCCGCCTTCGTCGAGGAGCTGACCGTCAACCAGTGCGTCTTTGGGCTGGTGCACGAGTGCCTGCACATCGTCAAGCTGGACTTCGCCCGTGTTGGCAGCCGCAACCGCCGCAAGTGGAACAAGGCTGGCGATGCTTGGATTAACAACTACCTCAAGGACCACTGCATCGGCGACCCGATCGACAAAGGCATCAACTGCAACGGTGGCGAGCACATCGAGGCTGATATCAAGGCAGATACCACTGAGGTTATCTACGAGCGCATCCTTGAGGACAAGGGCGGCGACGGGAACGGCCCCGGCGGTGATGGTGATGGTGAGTACGGCATCGGCGACGACCTGATCAGCGAACCACTGAGCGCAGCAGAAGCCTCGGAGATCGAGTCCAAGGTCAAGGTCGAGCTGGCTGCGGCGGCGCAAGCTGCGCGCATGATGGGCAAGATGCCGGTCGACATGGAACGCGTACTGGAAGAAATTCTCTACGTGCGCACGCCATGGGAGACCATCCTCGAACGGTTCATGACCGAGATCGCCAAGTCGGAGACCTCGTGGAACAAGCCGCACAAGAAGTACCGCCCGCTCGGCTACTACCTCCCTTCCTGCAGCAACATCCCTACCATGGGGGAAATGGCGTTGATCGTCGACGTGTCCGGTTCTGTCGGCGGCCGGGAGCTGGCGTTCTTCGGTGGGCACTTCAACCGCATCCTCGAAATGGTTCGCCCCAAGCGAGTGAACGTGCTGTACGTCGATACCCGCGTTGCACACGTCGACGAGTTCACGGACGAGGACGAGCTGCCGATCACGCTCACACCCCATGGCGGCGGGGGCACCGACATGCGCGCAGGGTTCGACTGGATCGAGGAGAATATGGACGAGGCCGAGTGCATAGTCCTGCTCACTGACGGCTACACCCCGTGGCCTACTCCCGATCAAGTCTCCGCTCCTACCATCGTGCTCTGTACAACAGACGCAGAGTGCCCGGACTTCATGGAGGTCGTTCGGTTCGACTGTGATGAGTAATATTAAGAAAGGAGGAAACAAAAACATGGACGCTAAAGTGAGTATGAGCTCGGCGTACGTCCTTCCGAGACAGGAAGGTACACTGCATTGGATCGAGTTCAAGGACGGCATGGGTGAAGGGCACAGGGTGAGGTTCCTGTACGATCACCGTCCCAAGAAGCGGACGGTTCCGTTCATCGCTGTGGCGCGCATCGAGGAGCAGATCGATGGCACTTGGACTGGGTGTGCGACGAACGATGCTCGTATGCTGCACGACGAGACGCAGGCGCGGGCTACGGAGTTCCAAGACTACGCCACGGAAGAAGAGGCGAAGGTCGCGTGTCTCGCAGCTTACTTATTAACTTATGGAAAGGAATAGTCATGGCACGAGTTGCTATTACAGATGAGCTCATTAACGAAGTGAAGCACATTATTAAGCACATGGAGCATCAGGCGCTGGAAACCGAGGCGCCTATGCCACCACCTCCCAAGTACGACTTTCAGCAGTTGGTTGATATGTTGTGGGGGCACGATATCCACTTGCAAGGGTTGTTCGTAGAGCTGAACGACGCCAAGAAGCTTGGGCGGGAATTGAAGACGTTCACTGTCGGCAGCCAGATCAACATGTCCACCAAGTCGCACCGCGGCGATTTAATCTCGATGCCACACGCGGAGTGCCCTCGGAACGCGAAGATGTATGGACCACCCAAGCTGCACCCGAGTAGCTACAGCACGCCGAGCATCGTCCTCCTGCCAACCAATCCGTTGGCCGTGCCGTTCGTTGAGCGTTACGAGAATAAGCAAGAAGTCGAAGCGCGCTTCAAGGCGATGCAGATGGAAATTACCGTTTTCCTCGTACGCTGTCCGTCGCTCAACGAAGCGGTAAAGCTGGTGCCCGAGATTGCGATGTACATCCCCGGCTGGGCCAAGGTGAAGCTGGAGGAGAAGGTAGTACGCGCCAAGCGCGCGGCTCCGACGCTCCCGTCTGAACTGCCGGACGTGGAACGCATGGTTGTCACGGCGATTACCCACAGAATGGAGAGTTCGTGATGAATCGCGATAAGGTACTGGTCGAACTACTGGAGCGGGTCATACGTATCGAGTCCCGCCTTTGCAATTACATTTTATCTCAGGGAGGGACTCCTTATGTTAAGGATATCCACAGTAGGACTTCTCCAGTTGTCACACCAAGCGCGAGCAGCAGCACTCACGGTGAAGTCGCTGGAGACGAAGCTCGGTCTGGAGAATGCAGCGGACACGTTGATGTCCGCGGCGGCGTTACTTCTAAAGTATGAAGAAGGCGACGTTCCGATCGATGTTGCACACGCTGTAAATTTTATCAACGACCACTTGCCTTCGTAGAGGTTCTCGTTTAATCTGGTTGTACTGAGTATCCGGGCTACGACCCGGGTACCATTCACTGAAAGGAATCGAAATGAAATCCAAACTGATCTACGCGTTCCACTGGCTGGGCTCCCCCATGGTCACGTTCATGACGGCCGGTGTGTGGGCGTGCGTCGCTTTATTGCGCATGTACGACGGGGACTTCTTGGCGCTGTTGTTCATCGGTCTCGCTGTGCTCATGTACCACCACGGCATGCAGCAGCTTCACCGATGTGTTCAAATGTCCGTTGAGCACAACATGGCCAGAGCGGCTATGCACGCTATGGAACAACTCGGCAAACTTTTTGAAGGAGAAAAGAAATGAGCCTTATAGCCCCTCCTCCCCCGTCATGGAAAGAACCTAGAGGAAATAACCCATGGCTTTGATACCTGTTGTAATCGATTATGAAACTTTCTGGTCGACGACGCACTCGCTGACCAAGATGAATCCCATCGATTACGTGATGCACCCCGAGACGGAGATCATTTCCGTGGCGGTGAAGGTGGGCAAGTATCCATCCGACGTGGTCTTCGGGGAGGACAAGGTCAAGGCGGCGTTGAACAAGATCGACTGGTCTGACAAGATCGCGATCGGCCACAACATGGCTGGGTTCGACGCGATGATTCTGGCTTGGCGCTGCGGTATCCACCCGAAGATGTGGGCCTGTACTCAGGCCATGGCGCGGCCGCACTTCGCCAAGACGGTCGGGTTGTCGCTGGCCAAGCTGGTGGATCACTACGAGATCGGGAAGAAGGACCAAACGGCGCTGTTCCTGACCAGAGGCAAGCACCTCAAGGACTTCACGCCCGACGAGATCAAAGCCATGGCCATCTACAACAAGGCCGACACCGACCAGTGCTACGCGTTGTTCCAGCGGTTGGGCAAACTTACGTCCGCGAAGGAAATGGTGCAGATCGATCACACCATCCGGATGCTGGTCAACCCCGCGTTTACCGTCGACCCGGGCTTGTTGCGGGCAGCACTCATGGAAGAACAGGAACGCAAGCGCGTCGTGCTGACCGAACTGGCAGGCATGCTGTACTCCGCAGAGCAACTGGTGGAAGCCCGCTTGGAGCGCGACGTACCGGCAGAAGAACTGGTTCGGGAAGCGATGGCCAGCCCGGCCAAGTTCAGCAAGATTCTCACCGATCGCGGCGTTCCCATACCGCTCAAGCCCAGCCCTGCCAATCCTTCGCACCAAATACCGGCGCTGGCCAAGACCGACCAAGCGTTCCTCGACTTGCAGGAACACGACGACCCCGTAGTTGCGGCTGCAGCGGCGGCCCGCCTTGACGTCAAGAGCACGCTCTTGGAGTCTCGTATCCAGTCGTTCCTCTCCGCGTCCGTGGCGGCTGCAGGGCGGCTTCCCATACCCCTTGTCTATTACGGCGCCCATACCGGCCGCTGGTCCGGATGGGGCTACAACCCGCAGAACCTCCCGCGTATATACAGAGACAAGGCAGGCAACATCATCCCGTCACGTACCAACGTGCTGCGCCTGTGCATGAAGGCCCCCAAGGGATATCGCGTCGTTGTGTCAGACTTGTCCGGCATCGAAATGCGAGTGAACCACTTCCTGTGGAAAGTGGCGAGCAGCATGAAGCTATTCACCGACGACCCGGAGAACGCCGACCTGTACCGAAACTTCGCCGCTTCGCTGTACAACGTAGTTGAGGAAGAAGTCATCAAGCAGCAACGGCAAATCGGCAAGGTAGCGCACTTGGGGCTGGGGTTCCACGCCGGTTGGTCGACGTTCATCCGCATCGCCAAGAACATGGGCGGCGTCGACATGGAAGAGGACGAGGCACGTGCCGTCGTTCAGAAGTGGCGGCTTGACTACATCGACATTGTCCGCGGCTGGAAGAAGTGTGAGAACGCACTGGAGTACGCCTCTAACGGCCAAAAAGTAGCGATCGATCCATGGGAGATGTGCCACACCACACAGTCAGGAATCATGCTGCCGTCCGGCCGCAAGATCGACTACCCGAACCTGCGTCGTGGAGAACATAACGGGCGTGCGGTGTGGAAGTTCGGCGACGGCCGGCACCTGAGTTTCCTCAGCGGCGGCAAGGTGGATGAAAACCTCGTGCAAGCGATCGCCCGAGACATCCTCGCCGAGAACTCGGCAGAGATCACACGGCAGACCGGCATATACCCCGCACTGCTGGTGCATGATGAACGCGTCGATATCGTCAAGGAGAACAAGGCCGAGGAGCACTTGGCGACGATGAACGAAATCATGCGCACCCCGCCGAAGTGGTGGCCAGAGCTTGCTGTGTGGAGTGAAGGTTCGCATGGGGAATCTTATGGAGATGCGAAATGAGGAAGCTATCGCTAGCCCCGTACAACGGGCAGTTGTTCTTAGTGCGCACGGCTAAGGCGTACGAAAAAGCACACCGAAAACTATTCAAAGCCCGCGACAAAATCACCGTTGCGCAAGCGGGTCGATTCTTTGGGGGAGAAGGGAAAAACAGAAAGTGGACGTATCTAGTTTGGGCCAGCGAACCGCATATCTTGGCGCACGAGCTGGCGCACGTTGTATTCCATGTATTCGAACGCTGCGGGGTACACACCAGTGGCGGAAACGACGAGCCGTTCTGCTATCTGTTGTCACAGCTAATTCTCGACGCTTCGAAAGGCCGCAAATGAAAATCCCACCAATCTCGTTCTCCTCCCTCACCAAGTTCGAGACGTGCCCCCGGCAGTACTGGGAAACGAAAGTCAAAATGCGGTACGTCGACCAAGGCAACGAAGCATCTATCTGGGGCGGAACGGTGCACACGGCGTTCGAACTGCGCGTCAAGGAGGGTACGCCCTTCCCGGAGTGGGGTGCTAAGTGGGAACCGTTGGCCGGGCAGATCGACAAGCACAGGGACAGGGGAGCTACGGTTCTTACTGAGGAGAAGCTGTGCATAACACGGGACTTCCAGCCAACCGCTTGGAACAGCCCTGACGCGTGGGCGCGCGGCATCCTTGACTTGATGGTCATCGACGGAACAACGTGCGTCTCGATCGATTACAAGTCCGGTAAGGTCAAGCCATCCAAGCAGCTCGAAATGTCGGCCGGCATCATCTTCTGCCACTACCCCAAGGTGGAGCTGATCAAGACCGCGTTCTTCTGGCTCAAGCACGACAAGGTTACGCGCGACGAGTACGAGCGCAAAGATATTCCAGCGATCTGGAACGATTTCCTGCCGCGGGTGAGGCGGCTAGAACTGGCTTACGAGAAGGACAAGTGGCCAGAGAAACCAAGTGGGCTTTGCAATGGTTGGTGCCCTGTTAAGGACTGTGTTTTTTGGAAGGAGAAGAAGTGATGGACTATAGCTTTATGACAGACGAAGAACTGCTGCGCCTTGCAGGCAACCTTCCGCTGACCGGGCTGGAGCAAGAACTGGTCAAACGGCTGGAGAAAGCGGTTGAGAAAGAGCAACAAAAGAATCGGCCCGTGTACCGCACGGACTACCCACCTTACTGAAAGGAGAATCAAAATGAGCGATAAATCAACATGCAGCATTTGTGGCTACCCAATGCCTGAAGGCGAAGGAATGTTCAAGTTTCACGGTTACAGTGGGCCATGCCCGCAGCCGCCACTCGTGCAACCACATCAGCAGCGAGTCGTAGCCGAGAAGAAGGCGCTTGATGAAAAGATGATCGCCTTGTTGCAGTTCTTTCAAACGCCGGTATTCCACGGCTTGTCTGAAGCCGAGCGATCTCGCTTGCGCCAGCAGTCCCGGTTCATGGATGGGTACTCAGCAGTCCTGAAAGAGCGGATCGAGGCATTTTGATGACACAGCACATCTACCCAGTTGAAGATATGAAGCCGCACGTTCTTGATGGCGATACCTGTTGGTGCTGTCCATGCGTTGAGGATGATCTGGTAATTCACAACGCAATGGACGAGCGAGAAACCTACGAACAAGGAAGGAAATTGCAATGAACAACGAATGGAAAGAACTGAAATGCATCACCGACGTTGCCGAGGCGGTAGCGGCAGGGATGTATATTGAGGTGTTTTCAGAAGGTAGTCGTCGTTGGGAAAGCTGGAAAAGACTGACGTGGTATTCAAGACTTAAATACAGAGCAAAACCCTTTCAATTAATAGCTGCAATAGAAGGCGTAATGAAATGAACGAACAATTGACACATACCAGAAGTTGCGCCGCGCTAACTCCCGGCGAGGATTGCACTTGCTGCTTGAAAGAACGGCAGAACACGCAGACAGCGGAAACGATGCACGCGGCGTGGCGCAAGCGTGCAGAGGAAGCGGAGCAAGAACTGGCGGAGTTAAAGGGGCAACGCAAGCCAGCCGAGCCGGAACAAGACTGGATTGATCGCCTTGCAGGGCAATACGGGGTGAAACAGGCGGCGACTTTGCGCGGCGATGTACAAGCTATGAAAGTCGCAGACATTTGGCTTTTGGATATTGCGTCTAAACACTGGCACGAAATACTTGCTGCGCTGCGAAAAGAACAAGAAAGCGCCAAGTCGCCAGCCAAGGTGCATGTGAAGTCGCTTTGCTGGCGGCACAGAGGAACCGGGCATTTGGTCTGGTGGGATGAATACACAACTACTGCCGCCGACTTCGCTCGCTTCCCCGCTGGCGACATTGAAGGCGAGGTGGAAGCACGACACTCAGAGACTACATTCAAATCGCGTTATCCGTCGCCGGAGTAGCTGTGTGCTTCCTGCTTATATGGCTCATTGCGCAGTGTATGGGATTCAAAGGAAGGAGACGAGAATGACCCCGCTGGGGGCATAGCGTGTTACACTCCAGACAGCAAAGAACAGTCTGGAGACAAGTATGGAAAAAAACAAGTTGCTGGGTAGCGTGTTCCATAGGCTCACGGTGGTGTCAGGAGAAAAAAGAGACCTCCGCAAAAGCGTGTTGTGGGAATGCCAATGTACGTGCGGAGGAAAGACTACGGCGTACGCATTTGACCTTAGAGCGGGAAAGGTGAAATCGTGCGGGTGTCTAGCCTTGGAGGGAGTCGCAAGAACACACGGGCAATCTGGCAAAGCGAGGTCTCCAGAATATTCTATTTGGGCCTCCATGATACAGCGGTGCACGAACCCTAACGCTAGAAATTGGGGCTCGTACGGCGGACGCGGAATACTCGTATGTGCCCGCTGGTTTAAGTTTGAAAATTTCTTTTCCGATATGGGGCCCCGTTTAGCGGGAACTACCTTGGAGCGTGAGGATAATTCGCGGGGGTACAGCAAGGACAACTGCACGTGGGCGACACGTCAAGCGCAAGTGAGGAACAAGCGAAGCAACGTTTGGGTAGCCGTCGACGGTACCAAAATGGTCTTAAAAGATGCGCTACAAAAAATCGGTAGAACGAAACAAGCAGCGTACTACCACACCAAAAAAGGTATTCCACTTCAAGAGGTAATAGACAGATGGCTACAGATGAAGGAAAGGTAAAAGCGCGGGTTAAAGACCTGCTCAAAGCGTACGAGGCGTACTGGCATTGTCCTGTGCAGAATGGGATGGGGGCGCCCTCGTTGGATTTTGTTGGTTGTTCGAAAGGGAGGTACTTCACAGTTGAAACAAAGGCAGAGGGCAAGGGGATGACCCCCCGGCAAGAGCTCACTGCGACGGCAATAAAAAAAGCTGGGGGGAAGGTGTTTCTCATTAACGAAACGTCCGGACTGGACGAACTGAAGGAGTGGATTATAAATGAATACCAAGAAACGAATTAGACTCAATGGCGAGCAAATCGCTATTCGCAACGCGGCCCTGCTTGAAGCCGTTAACGAGGTGGGGGTTATCGCCGCCGCGCATCGTTTCAAGCTTTCCCTCGGGTACGTGTACAAAGTCCGCGACGCAGCGCGTAAGTACGAAGCGGCGTATTACGGCGGGGAGCCGCCGAAGGTATTTATCAAGGCAAACCCAGAGCCGGCAAAGCCAACGGTGTCGATCTTTGATGAAGCCGCCGCCCTGATCTACGGCGCCCGGGAAGAGGATTACGGCGATCCGCTGGAGAACCTCGGCAACATCGCCCGGTACTGGGAGACGTACCTGCACAGCAGGGGGTTGTTGAACCCGGATATCAACGTCGGGGGACTTGCGTATTTCGACGTGTGCCGTATGATGGAGTTGGTGAAGATCGCGCGGTTGGGGAACTCCCCATTTGCGCGGGATTCGTCCGTCGACGTGTGCGGATATGAGGGTTTGATCGACCGCATTCGCAACGAGGAATAACCCGTTATCGGGGGCCCTTAGCGGGGCTCCCATTTTCAGGAGAACACGCAATGCCCAAGTCAAGCCCAGCAAAACTGGCCTATCAAAAGGCGTACAACGCAGAACCAAAGAACATCAAGAAGCGGGAAGAAAACAACGCCGCTCGACAAGCTGCACTGAAATCAGGAGCCGCCAAGAAAGGCGACAAAACTAACGTTGATCATATCAAGATGTTGGATCAGGGAGGCACAAATGCTAAGCAGAATCTTCGAGTTATTTCAGAATCCAAAAACAAAGGTTGGCGGAAGGATCACCCCGGAGTATATGGAGGTGGTACCGGCAAACGCTAGGTTCGGGGTAGCTGCAACCCGTCCGGAGAACCTGTTGAGCATCAACACTGAGGCCAAGCAGTGGCACTACGACAAATTCCCTGCGGTAGAAGTCGGCAGGCTGTACCCGATCATCAACGTCAACGTGCAACTGCCCGGGACGGGACAAGACACAAGGTGGTTCCTCAGAAAGCATGACGCTATCGCCTACGTCGTTGGGCTACGGCTTGAGTACAGTGAAATCCGTGGCGTTGAGGACGCGCTGAGGACGCTTGGGTCATGCTGATCGCCGAGAAGAACCGGCAACTGGTGTTCAACCTGAAAAAGCCGGAGCGCGTGCTGGCCGTTATACCGACGGCAAGGGTCATCAAGTTCAAGGGAACCCCCCTTGTAGCGGTGCCTCATCGTCTGGACGAAACGAAGGTGCTGCGCAATCTGGGGTTCAAGGTGCCGTCGCCAGCCACCAAGTACTACGGGTTCCCCAGCCGCTACCCTACGCCGTTCGAGCACCAGAAGGAAACGGTGGACTTCCTCGTGTCCAACCCACGGGCTTACTGCCTGAACGATATGGGCTTGGCCAAGACGTTGTCCGCGCTGTGGGCGTACGACTACCTGCGCGAAGAGGGACTGGCCAACAAGCTGCTCGTCACGGCGCCGCTGTCGACGCTGGAACACACGTGGGGCAACGAGATATGGTTCAACCTGCCGCACCTGACCTTCGCCGTGCTGCACGGCAGCCGGAGGCGCCGCCTCGAACTGCTGAAACAGGACGTCGATATCTACATCATCAACCACGACGGGCTGGATATCATCGAGAAGGAGCTCGAGCATAGGTGGGATATTACCCATGTAATAGTCGACGAGCTGGGCACCATGCGCAACCGGAGTACGGCCCGGTGGGATTCCGTCAACAACGTGCTCAACGGCGCGGTCAAGCGCAACGTCTGGGGCATGACTGGCACACCTACACCGAACGCTCCAACCGACGCATGGGCGCAGTGCAAGCTGATAACCCCGCACACGGTACCGAAGTACTTCGGCAAGTTCCGCGACATGACCATGCGCAAGGTCACGAATTTCAAGTGGAAGCCCCGGGACGGCGCGCTCGATATCGTGCAGGAGGCCATGCAGCCGGCGATACGGTTCTCGCGAGAGGAGTGTCTGGACCTGCCGGAAGTGCTCTACGAAACGCGACACGTCGATCTGACCAAGGAGCAGGAGACGCTGTATAAGCAGATGCTTAACTCATTCGTGGCAGAGTTCAACGGGCAGCAACTTACCGCTGTGAACGAGGCGGTGAAGCTGGGCAAGCTGATTCAAATCTGCTGTGGCTGCGGGTATGATCCTGCTGGTAACGAGGTGCACATACCGGTCAAGCCAAGGATCGCGCTGACCAAGGAGCTGATCGAGCAGTCGGGCAGCAAGAGCATCGTGTTCGTACCGTTGACTGGCGCCTTGGAGCACGTAGCCGAGGAGCTGCGCAAGGACTTCTCCGTGGAGATCGTGCACGGCAAGACGAGCTCGGCTGAGCGGCGAAGAATTTTTACCGCTTTTCAAAACGACGACGATCCACAGGTTATCGTGGCCAACGCGGGGGCAATGGCGCACGGGCTTACACTGACTGCAGCCAGCACGATTATCTGGTTCGCCCCGCCTAACAGCAACGACACGTACAACCAAGCGAACGCCAGAATAACCCGCCCCGGGCAGACGTGCACCCAGCTCATCGCCCACATCGAGGGTACGATTACTGAAAGGAGGATGTATGACCGACTGAGAGAAAAAACGTCATTGCAAGGAATTTTGCTTGACATGATCCAAGAAGCAAGATAATCTAGTTATACACTGAATAGGAGAAGAACATGCAACTACAGGAATTGCTGACGGGGTACATTTCACTCCGCGACAAGATCGCCGAAGAAGAAGCAGCATCGAAACTGCGTATCAAACCCAAGAAGGACATGATGGAAAAGATTGAACAGGCGCTGAAGAAGCACCTCGACGACTCCCACTCCGACTCGTTGTCCGTCAAGGGCGTAGGAACCGCGTTCAAGAAAACCGTCACCTCTGTCACCGTCGCTGATTGGGACTTGGTGTGGGAGTACATTCAGACGCGGAAGGCTTGGGACGTGCTGAACCACGCAGTCAACAAAACAGCCGTCATCGAGCGATTGAAGGAAGAAGGCGAACTGCTTCCCGGCGTCAATATGTCTGAGTACGTCGACATCCAAGTTCGCAGAGCGTAACCACTTAACCAATCCACTGGAGAAACACCATGTCACAACTCGTCGCATTTAACGCAGAACTGCCGGCCCACATCCGGGCTGCCGCGTCCACCAACACCGACCTTACCCAAGGTGTTGGCTTGGGCTTTCCCGTCGTGTCCATTAAGGGCAAGATTTTCACCGTCGTCAAGGGGGGCGAACGTACCATCGTCATGAAGCCCGGTGAAGACGATGAAGTCGCAACCTCGCTGGAAGTTGTCCTGCTGCGCGCCAACCCCAACCTGTCCAAGATTTACTACGAGACAGGGTATGAAGACGGCAGCACGGCCAAGCCCGATTGCTTCAGCAATGAGGGCAAGAAGCCTGATTCTTCGATCGCCACTCCGATCTCCCCGACGTGCGCCGGCTGCCCGAAGAACGCTTGGAACTCTGGCAAGGAGGGTAAAGGCAAAGCATGCGCTGACGCGCGCCGTGTGGCCATCGCCGCTGCGGGGCAACTCAACGAACCCATGCTGCTGCGCGTTCCGCCAGCCTCGCTGAAGCCGCTTGCCGAATATGCCGATACCTGCAACAAGCGCGGTGCGCCTTACAACAGCGTTATTTGCAAGATCAAGTTCGAACGCGAGGAAGCAACTCCCAAGCTGATCTTCGCCCCGATCGCGTTCTTGGATTCCGCACGTTACGACGCCGTGCTCGAACTGGCGAACTCGGAGCTGGTGGCCCAGATCATCGGTACATCAGGCGCTGCCGCACCGGCCGAAACACCGGCGGCTACGGAGCCGGAAAAGAAGGTCGAGAAGAAGGCCGAGCCGGAAAAGAAGGTCGAGAAGAAGGCGGAGCCGAAGGAAGAAAAGAAGGTCGAGAAGAAGGCGGAGCCGAAGGTTGAAAAGCCTGCTGACACCGGCGACGATTCTTCGCTTCTGGACGAGCTGAACAGCCTGCTCGGCGGTTCTGACGACTAAGTTTTACGGGGTGCGGCGACGGAGAAATACCGAGCATGGAAAGCAATAAGCCTCATGCCACCCCTACCTTCAAAGGAACTACCATGGACTTTACAATATTAGAAAAAGCGGGAGTTCGACAGACCGAATTCGCCAAGCTCGTCGGGGTGTCAAAGATCGCCGTGCACAAGTGGACCAAGGGCGGCGGCATCGACAAGCGGCACATCGAAAAAATCAACAAGATGATGAACGCCATCGAAGGCGCGACTGCTGATGGGTACTTCCCCATCGCGCCGGGGACTCCCAATGATGAACGTATAAAAGCGATCCAGAAGGCGCTTGTAAAGCACCTGCGAAAAGCATAGGATTGCAGTTCCCACAACTCCACTGAAAGAGTACCCGCATGGAACTGACCAGTTCTATAGGGGGACAATCCCCCTGCGCAACGCCAACATGGGGAGCGACCAAACAAGAGTGGGCTTTATTTGCGGCGCGCCTACAACTTCTCCCCGATCTTCTACCCCTAGTTTCCAACCCTAACGCGACCATTTCCGCCAAGAGCGCGATAAAGAAAGCCGGCAAACTCCCGTCCATTTACAACCGTCAGGGGGAACTCGCGGGCATAGCGAAGTGGACAGCAGTACATGCAACAGCCGGCGACCTCAAGCGGTGGATGGCCCAGAGCGATTACGGCATCTGCGTTCAAACCCGCAACGTCCGCGCGATCGACGTAGATGTGTCCGACGAAGCCAAGGCCGAGGGAATCCGCAAGATTCTCGAACGCATACTTGGCCCCCTGCCGACCCGGGGGCGCAGCAACACCAAGCGCTTCCTCGCCGTATTCCGTCTGGAAGGGGATTTCACCAAGCGCTTCATGGGCAAGGCAGAGGACGACAACCTCGTCGAGTTCCTCGCTACAGGCCAGCAGTTTGTAGCTGCCGGCACCCACCCTACCGGCGTTCGGTATGAGTGGTCATCCAACATTACGGGCGGCATCCCAACAGTAACGGCGGCGCAGTTCGAGGAAGCGTGGAGCGCCATAGGCATGTACCACCTTGGTAGCGTTCCGTTGTCGAGGGCCAAGGCCAAGAAGCTGGAGATCAACAACGACCTGATCGGCGGGAACGAATACCCTCCATCATCTGCCGTGCAGGTTGCCGAGAAGTGCGCGCAGATCAGGCTGTTCTCCACAACCGGCTGCGACTTCGAGCCCCACTGGCGCGCGTGCCTCGGCCTCGTAAAAGCAACAAATGAAGGGGAAGAACTCGCCCACCTGTGGAGCCAGAACTCCTCCGACTACGACCAGAACGAGACACAGAAGAAGCTGGACAACTGGACCACTGGGCCGGCCACATGCGCCGCGTTCCAGAACTACGGGGACTTGTGCAAGGGCTGTAAATTCCTCGGAAAAGTAACCTCCCCGATCCAGCTTGGCCAGAAGAAAACAGAAGGCGAAGTGACCGTCGAACACGAGGTTGAAGCTTTACCCGATGAATCTGAGTCCGACGAGCCCCCTACAATAACAATTGATGAGGAGACTTTAAGACTCCCCAAGCCGTTCTGTGTGTACGGTGGCCAACTTAGCTATCAAAAAGAAGTCGATGGAATTCCGATCCACATCCCCGTCTGCGACGTCCTGTTTTACCTGAAAGACCGCATCAAGAACGTCGAAGGCACGACCTCCTACATCGTCAAGGCGCGCATCCGCAAGGCAGCCGACAAGTGGTCGTGGTCAACGATCGAGCTCGATGCCGCAACGCTGGGTTCAGGCGGCCGGGACATGTTCAAGGCGCTGGCCTCGTATGAAATTGTTCCACTATCAACCGGGAGAGAGTACATGGAGCTGTACGTCAAATCTTACATGGATGAGTTGCGTCGCAAGAAGGAGGAGATCAACTCCTACAGAACCTATGGCTGGAATCCGAACGGGTTCGTCATGGGCACCGAGCTGATATCCCCCAACAAGGAGCCACAGAAGATCGTCCTCGGCGGCGGCAGTGCGCCGGGATATCTGCTCGCATTCGCCAAGAACAGCCGCAGGGACAGGGACGCCGATAAGTGGGCAGAACTGATGCGGCAGGCGTACGACCATGCTGGGCACGAACACTACCAGTTGGTGCTTGCTGCGGGGTTTGGCTCCGTGCTGGCGCACTTCTCGGAGATCGACATGGGCGGCCCGATCGCGCTGTATGGCGGCGCCGGCAAGGGGAAGACCACCGTTTGCAAGATGGCGCTGTCGATCTGGGGCAGGCCGGAGAACATGATGATCTCAGACCCGAAGGACGGGTCCACATCGAACGCGCTGTACGCACGCATGTCAGCCATGCACAGTTTCCCTTGGCTGGTCGATGAAGTCACCAAGCTGAGCGGGATGGAACTCTCCTCGTTCGCGTACCACATGTCGAACGCCCAGCCGAAAGACGCGCTGACGAAGGACCGCAAGAGGCAGGAGCCGCTGCCGCCGTGGTGCAACATGGGCTTCCTGACAAGCAACGATTCACCCAACGAAAAGATTGGTGCGCTGGTGCAGGATGGCACGGCCCAGATGAGCCGGTTGCTGGAGATCGAGTGGAACAACAAGGTGCACACCATCGCCATGCACGATATGGAACTGATTCTCGAGCGCGTGGAATCCGTACAGGGCGCGGCCGGGCGGCGGTTCATCCAGTTCGTTGTCGACCATCAGAACGAGATTCGAACCTTCATGCGCACGCTGCGCCGGAACATCGACAACGAGATCGGGCTCACCAAGGAAAAGCGTTTCTGGTCTGTGCAGGCGATGTGCATCGTTGCTGGCGGGCTGGTGGCGCACAAGCTGGGGCTGTTCCCGTTCTCTACCAAGGCGCTGTCTGACACAGTGAAAAACGTGCTCCGCCATAACATGGGCAACATGTCTGAGCGCACCAATTCGCCGCTCGAAGCATTCAACAACATGATCAACTTCTTCGCCGCGCAAACGATCTCCACACAGAGCGAAGGCGACTCCCGGGCCAACGAGATGCGTATCGACGTACGCTGCGTAGGAGAACCCGTTGCTCGGGTCATACGTGACTTCGGCGTCATGTACATAGCGACGTCGGCAATTCGGGAATGGTGCTCGAAGCGTCAGATCGGGTACAACCAGATGAAGAAGGACTTGCAGGACGAGGGAATTCTTCTGGATACCACGACGAAATTCGTGCTCGGCAAGGGCACAACGCTCAGTACAGGGCAGGTTTATTGCTGGCGGCTAGACTGGAATAAGATACAGGGAGTGTCGTCGAGCAAGGTGTCGCATCTCAAACTTGTTGACACGGCGTAGGCATCTGAATAAAATTCGGTTGCTGACCTCCCTCAGCACCCTCCTTTCAGTGGAGATGCTTCGCCCCCGCCGTGTGTAATCCGGCGGGGGATTTTTTTGATCAGAACCGGATTCCCTCGGCGAACTCGCGAGTCTTTTTCGAAACCATCAAACCTTCAGGAGTCACCTTCTTATGGTATGCAGCTTCTTGCCGTTGTGCGGCAAACAAGTCCTTCTGCTTGATCTGGTCGGTTTCATGTCGATCGTTGAATTCGTCTATCTGCTTCTGTACCTTAGCCTTCTCCTCGGCATCGCCACGAACCCACGCATGTTTGAGCATGGCTACCTTCTGTGCCGCCGCTGCCTTCGAATCCTCAAACGCCGAGTTGTACTCGTAGTATTTCGATACCTTCAGATCGGGCAGGCCCAGCGCGATCGCCGCTAAGTCCCCACCGGTGAATTGGTCGGCCGGGATGCGCGTGTTGCCTTCCTTGGTAGTGATGCCCTCGGTGCCAGTCTTGAACGCACGTGCCGGTGAGGCCAAGAACTTCGGAGCCATGCCGGTCCACGCCCCGAGAAGGTCGCCGTTGGCAAGTTTCGAAGCGCCGTCGGCCATACGCTGACCGACCGAAACTGATGGCCCGAGCAGCCCCAGCACCATCTCGTTGAGCAAGTCCTTGCCCTGCTTGTCTGTACGTACAAACGGCACCGGGTTGAACAGCGTGCCCAGCCCGAGGGTGCGGGACAGGTCCAGCCCAAGCGAAGCGAACACGCCGCGCGCCACCACGTCGCCAAGGTCCTTGCCCAGCATGTCCGCCAAGAAGTTCTTGTACGCCGTTTCAGGGTCGTCCCGATCGTCGCTTGGCCACATCAGCGACACCAGCTTGGCGATACCGAACACAGGCGCTGCGAAGGGCAGCCCGAGCGTACCTCCCATGATTCCGTGTGTAGTGAGCATGCCCACCAGAATACGGCGCGCCTCGGTGCGCGCAGCGGGGGTTTCCCCGGCCACGGCTTCCTTGGCGTTCCAGACGAGCATCTGGATCATGTGAATCTGGTACTTCTTGAACTGCGTGATGATCTTGCTTCCGGAGAAGGCACCGCGCTTGGTCCACCGTGAGGCGTTTTCGTTCGAGTAGTCCACCTGCGACTGCTCAACCACGTTGGCTGCGTATTTCGTTGCTTCCGCCTGCGTCCCGCCGCGCTTGATTTCTTCCCGGTAGGCTGCCAGCGCCGAACCGATACGGTTCACGACTTCGATCTGCCGCCCGGCCCAGTTCGTCATTTCAACAAACTTGTCGTAGCGCCCCATCTGTTGCCCCTTGGCGCCGAGTGCGACGTCGTGGTCGAGGAGGATATCGATCAGCCCCAAGTCGGAGATTTCGTGCAGCGCCTGCTTCTCACCGGCGGTGAGCATGGGGTGATCCAGCTTGACTGCGAAGCGGTTCATCAGCCCGGAACCCTTGGCAGAAGCACGCAGTATTTTCCATGCGTCAACCATCGCGGTGGTAAGCGCCTTGACAGCGTCCGCGCTCGAACTGCGGCCCCGCAACTGCGGAAGCGTGAGCATCATGGGCTGTGCAGATTGTTGCAGTAGGAACGCCGGCGACATGCCGAGGGTCATCAACTGGGTGAACCGCGCAACTGAATCCTGAATCGGAGTCTCGCGGTACTGCATGTCCATGTCGTTGCGGATCGCCAGTTCGTTTGCCACAGCGGTGAGCTTTTCCTTGGCAGTCGGGCTCTTGTCGTTGTCCGACGCTGCGCGGCGAACGTTCTCCAGCGCGTCCTGTGTTTGCATGAAATACTTCTGCGCGGCCAACCGGTGCGAGCTCTGCTGCAGGAACGACTGGAATACCCGATTCCCGTCCGGATGGAAGCCAGCCACGTTTCGGCGCATGGCCATGCGGTGCAGGGCGGACTGGTCGTGCTGCGTGTCGGTGAAGATTTTACGCACGGTGCCGCTGATGCGGGCCTGCATGGCCGGGTCGTTCTGGTAGTGCGCGCTCAGCTTGTCGATCAGCTTCTTGGAGAACGAGGTTGATACAGTGTCCATGCCGTCGATCCACTCATCGCGCAGCTTGGTTACGGCATCCATGCCGTTGGCCCGGTAGTTCTCCACGCGCTGGTTGGCCTTGTCCTGACTCTCTTCCCGGTGGAACGCGTAGTGCTCCTGCTGGGCGGCCTTATGCTTCAGGTCTGCGGAGGCGTTCTTCAGGTCGTCACGGATATCGAGAAGCTCACGATTCGCCTGTTTGAACTCCACCGTTTTCTTGAACTCCTTCACCGCCTTGGTAGCGTTCTCAAACCCGGTTCTGGCAGACGGACTGCGCAGGCGCCCACGGGCGGCTTCCCGGGCCTCAGCGGCGGTAGCGACGAGCTCGGCGTATTCCTGCAGGACCGGGTTCGTCTTCTTGAATTCGTTCACCTCACTCTTGAGGTCATCCACTGTCTTTTCCAGATCGGCGAATACCTTGGATTTCGCGATCACCAGATGATCACCGAAGCGGAGCAGTGGGAAATACAGCCCCTTCCGCTGGTGGTACCCTTCCATCTTGTCGCTGACCTCGTTGGCCATCTCGCGGAAGGCGTCAACGGCCTTCTTGTTCTCGACCTTCTTGGGGTCTGTCCCCTTGAGGATCGCGAGCATCGCCTTCTTATACGCGCTGAATTCCTTCATGTCAGGTTCGTTGCTGAACGACAGCTTCTCGATCGCTGCGCGTTGCTCTGGCGTTGCCAGCTCCTTGATATGCGGCAGGAAGGCGTCCACCGTTGCGCCGGCGCGGTTCTTGAATTCTTCCTTGGCCATGTCCTGCATGAACGAGTCCACTTCGCGGTAGAGCTCCTGCATCTTCTTCGGCATGCGGTTGAACGCGTCCCGTTGCGCTTGGAACCGGGCAGCTTGCTTTTCAGCGTATTCGATATCCTCGGCGCTTTTGTCCTTGGAGAGATCGACGGCGTTCTGAATCCACTGGTTGCGCGGGTGCGTAACGTCCTCGCTGGACAGGAACTGGGCGAGCGTGTCCTTGTTCAGCATGTCGGTGAACTGCTTGTTTTCGGCCTTGTCGAACGTGTTCCACACATTTAGCACCGAGTTCACGCCGCGGTCCAGTATCTTCTTGGCGTAGGCGCCAGTCAGGTGCGTAAGCTTGGTGTAAGGCTCGACCGGCAAGTCCTTGTACTCGCGCTCGATCTGGGACAGCTCCCTGAACGAAACCCCGAGGTGCTGCAGCTTGCCGATGACGTCAACCACCTTGCCCTTGAACGTGGTCGTGGGCACGAAGTCTGCGGGAGTAGGGTGCGCGAGGAGGGAGCCCCTCTCCTCGGAGAACTTTACGTCTGTCTTCGAATCGCCCACTTCAGTCATCACGCGCTGAACGTTCTTGTCGTTGAAGATGACGCGGGTCGTACCTCCGTAGTACGCGTTCCTGTGGATCACCCCCTGTATACCAACTGACGAAAGCAGCGCGTTGGCCTTCAACATCGCTTCTTTGTGGTCATTCCAATACTGTTCCGACGTTCCTGTGTATGGCCCCTTGCCTTCATTGTTAAAATAGTAGTTGACGAGTTTGGAGTACAAATCCTCTCCATGGCTGACGTAGTCGGCGAACGCTTTCTTCAAAGTTGGCTTGATCTTTTCCAACGCAGTGCGGATAAACGGGTCAAAGTCCCCCTGCGCAGCGGTATAGTCGAGAAGGTGCGAATCCCGCACAGGCGTCGAAACACGCATGATCTTCCGATTTTTGTCGCTGGCCCACTGTTTGGAACTACCTTCTGAATCAGTGATGTATACCCCCAAACCCTCTTCGTTTCCGTTTGCGGTACCAGAGAGCTCTACTGAAGCTTTAAGCCGGCGAAAGTCCGCCATGGTGGCGTGGAAGCCCCCATTCAACTCTAGGTCCGCCGCGCCATACACCAGATCAACGAGATTTTGGGCAGTGAGCTTCTCGAACCGATTGAGCCCGATCTTGCGCAAGGCGGCTTTGGCAGCGGCCCACAGAGTCCGGAACCAGTTGCCGAGTCCGCCGCCCTCACCGCGCATAGCGTTTACTGCAGTCGGATCGATGCCCGCCTTAACGGCTTCCTCGATGAAGTACGCGATCTTTTCCTCGCTGGTGCTTCTGGAACTCGAGGCGTTCGCACGGCGCACGGCTTCCTTGGCGATCTTCGATTCCTTCGTTCCTTTCTGCTTCGACCACGCCTCTATCTGCCACGTGAGGGTCTCCATGTTTTCCTTGCCGATGAGCTTTTCCAAACCGATGTGGACGCCCAACTCGTGGAGAAACACCCCCAGTTCTTCGCCCGGCGTGATGTTGTCGGCGATCAAGATAATCCTATTCTGGCTCTTGGACGCCATGCCGCCGACCGTTTTAGGATTATCCGACTGCGCCAGTTGGGCGTAATCGGCGGGGGACAGGTCCCGCGCGCTCTGAACGATGGTAACAAGTGAGTCGAACCGACTGGGGCTGAAAAACAGCTTCTTGAGAGCGGCCTCGATCTTGGAAGCAACTGCCCCGCCGCGAGCGCCTTCCGAATACGCCACAGGCGATACAGTTTCGTCGCGCAACTGCTTCTGCGCCTTAGCGAGTACCTTGCCTAGCTTGGCTACGGTTCCTGAGTTCTCTCCTTCGGCCAGTGCCGCGCCAACCTGCGCGCGGATGTTCTTCTGGACGAGCGAATCCTTGATCTTCTCGTTTGCTGCGTTGATCTTGTCCGCCAGATCGGCGACGTTCTTCTTGGCAGAGTCGCGCTCGGCCAGCTCGTCGGCTTCGGTCTTGGTGCTGCGCCCGGCCTGTTCCTTGTCACGCATGAGCGAGTACTTGTCAAGGATGTGCTGCAGACGATAGACACGCGCTTGATCGGTGATCTTGTCGGCGAGCGCGGTCTTTACCGCCGAGGCCACTGCGGCTTTCTGACTTTGGCGCGTGAGCGCATTCTTGACTTCCTCGATTTGCTTCTGAAGACGCTTTACCGCGTCGGGGACGGTGTTGTCGCGAACCGTTTTCTTAGCGCGAGCAAACGCCTCTTGAATACCTGTGGCGGGAGGCCCTTCAGTTTGTTTAGTTTCTCCAGCTCCGCTAGGTGCTGTTGGCTTAGTACGGACTTCTGCGATTCCCCTTGCATCTTCGTGACTCCTTACGAGATTGGCCTTGTAATCTTTCGGTTCTAAAACCCCGAAAGTGCCGGACTTCCATTTGATATAGTTGGTGGCCCAAGCGGCCTGTTCTTCCGTTGACAGCTCGTTCCACTTGGGGTCCCCTTCAACGTGCAGGGCGTCCCACTCATCGACGGAGTTTTCGATCTCCGTGCCGATGTCGATCTTCGGGTTGATCTGCTTACCGACCAGATTCTCCGCGACGATGTCGTCCCGGGTTTTCACACCATCAACGGCCAGCTCTCCGCCGGGTTTCTCGGATTTCTTCTGGGTTTCCACATCGATCGGCGTGTCGGCCTGCCGCTCGGTTTCCACCGTCGGCGTCTTGCTCTCGGCCATGGCGTCCATGACGCGCTTGGTTTCCGCCTTGACTGCGCCGGCCGGATTCTTGCCCACCGCGTCCCCAACGGTCTTTTCACGCTCGATGGCGCTCACGGCCGCGGCGGCTTCCAGCTTCTTCAACTCCTTTTTCAACGGCCGCAGTTCTGCGTTGATCGCCTTCTTGTCGGCACCTTCTTCATCCTTGGATTCCTCAAGGGCGTTGATCTGGTCGATCAGGTCCTCGATCGCCTTGTCCTTCTCCTCTTGCTCAGACAGGGCAGTAGCGACGTCCGCGCTCTCCTCCATGAACGACGTGTTGCCTTCTTCGCCCATCTTATCCGGCTGCAGGGCCACGCTCTTGAGCGAATCAGAGATGTGGAGCTGTTCCGCTCTGGACAAGTCATCCCATGCACGGGACTCCTTCCCGGCGGCGGTGCGGGCGTCAACGATCTTGTTGTATTCGCGCTTCGCGTGGGCGCTGGGTATGCTGGAGTCGCCGGAGGTATTGCTTCGTCCGATGACGGCGTTCGTCCACAGGTTGGCTTCCGCCAGTTCACGTGTCTTTGGATCGTACCCGCCTTCGTCGTACCGCGTTGCTCCGGTAACTGTCCCTGTAGCGTCCGAGGCTTGCTCCTCCGGACTGACCATCTGCGCCTGAAACTCCTCAAGGGCGGCGTCCAGCTTCGATCGCATGTCGGTGGACAGTGAGGAGAGCTCGCCGCGGCGCGCCTTGTCGAACAGGTCTCGGGCTTCCTTCTTGGTCAGTGCCGTGCCTTCGGCTACCTTCTTCAACGCGGCTTCAGTCGACTTGGCCAGCTTGGCCACGGTATCCTGCCGCAGCCCGGTGTTCACCGCGATCTGGACTTGCGAGTCTGGACGTACTCCGGTGTTCTCCCCGATAGCGGCGGAGAAATACAGGCGCTGCTTCTCGGTCAGCCCTTCGGTCAAACGTGCGAACTTCTGGGCCTCGCTGCCGCCGCTCACGAAGTCACGGATATTCTGGCCGGTGAGAACTGTGTGCGCAGCGTTAAGCGCCTTCAGTTTTTTCAGCATGGTGCTCTCAGCGCTTTCCGACGTATCAGCGGCGCGCGCCGGCCGAAGCTTGTATGCCTGCTCACGCAGCGCCTTGGCTGCCGTTTGTTGATCGTCGTGCGCTAGCGCCTTGCGAATCAGATATCCAGCGGCCGAGTGCTTCGCCGCAATCTTCTCGAGCCGGGCCTTCCAGTCTTCCATCGGGGACGAGAACGGCAGTACGCCTTGCGGGGTGTCAACTGTGTCTTGCGTAGCCTCGGCAGCGGGCTGGTTGTCGAACGCCTTCTGCTGCGCGCGCGTCACCGCTGCTTTAACCGGCTTGCCTTTCTTCAGTTCACCCTCGGCTTTACGAATGTCCTCAACGTCGCCCGCGGCCTGCTGCTGGTTCAACTGCTGGCGCAAGCCTTCTGCCGAACCGGGTTCGAACTGGGTTCCATACTGCGCCTGATGCGGCGTGAGCGGGATGTCTGCATCGGGTTTGACCACAGGAGTCGGCGTGGCCTGCTGCGCAACGAAATCGTAGGTCTCGCCCGGGGCAGCATTGGCCATGGCCGGAGCCATAGCGAAAGGTGCGGGCGGATTCGGGTTCAGCGCCTCTGGGACGTTGTACAGTGCGGCGTCGTACGCTTGCTGCTGCGCCGGCGTCATGCCGGTAGTTTCCACCTGCTGTAGCGGTGCAGGGGGGGTCGGGGCGACAGGCGGCGCGGGCGGTGCCGGCGGCGGGGGCGGCGGAGGAGGTTGTTGATCCTCGCTGATGCCGGTTGGGCCGCGCCACTCGTTCTGTTGAGAAGTCGACGCGTTGTTCTGTACGCCGGCGTCCCAGCGGGACTCGTTGGTACTTACGCGCTGCAGCAGCTCTGTAGGAGTCAAGGCTGTAGGAGCAAGCGCCATGTGTGCGCCGTGAGCTGCACCACCAACTGCGCCGAGTATCGCACCGCCGATCGCGGATTCTTTGTACCGATTCAGGGCGTCGTCCGACGTCATCGATGCGTTGGGGTCCACAGCAACGCGCCCTGCTTGATTCATTACCTCTTGGCCGGACTCGTTGAAGGCTTCACCGGCGAGGACTTCACCAAACCCAAGCGCGCCACGAGCCCCGGCTTTCAACGTCGACTTGCCGGCTTGCGAACCAAGGAACCGGCCGCCAGATGCGAGCCCTTCCATACCGGCAAGGTTCAGCCCGGCGTACGGTACGCCAAGCGCCGCGGCCGAGCCAAGATCGAATTTACCTTCCCCGCCGTTCTGGCTTGTCTGGTCGTACTGGTTACCAAGGATATCGCCCACAGAAGATGGGTACGTGCCCGCCACCATGCCGCCGCTGCGCGCGAGACTTTTGCCCACGGTGTTCGCTGCCTGTACAAGCGCTTGCTCCTCGGTCATACGGAGAGCTGAATTGGCAAGTAAGTTAGTGGCTTCCTTCTTGATCGCGCCTTCAGCGAACGTCTTGGCCGCCGCTACTCCTCCGCCTTTGAACAGCGAGCCCAGTCCGAGGCCGGTGACCATGGCCTCAGCAATGTACGGAACAGAACCGATGCCCAGCTTGCGTACGTACGGCAGGAAGTTCGTTCCGAACTCAACGTCCTTGAACTGGTCGGGAGCTGACGAGTGCCGCGACAGAAGATCGGCGTCGCCGGAGAGCTGCTTGAACTTGTCCAGCGCGGTGTCAGAACCCGCTGCAGCGCCGATGGCCGCGAACCCGGCGCCGTAATTCCTGATCGAGCTGCCCCATTCCTTCTTCCAGTCGGGGATGGAGTCAAGGTGCGCCTTGACTGCCGCTGCCGGGGTCATCAACATGCCGGGCGGGGGCGGAACCTTGGTGCCTTCAAGATCGCCGTTCTCCATCGCCTTGTACATCGACGGAAGGTCGTTGATGTCGTAGATATTGCCGTTGGAGAAAATCTTGCTCGACGTCGGATCGATGCCAAGCATGCCGGCCATGGGAGCCGCCGGTGCGCGGGGAGCCGTAATTTGGGCCATGAGCCCCTGAGTCCGTGCACGCGACTCGTGGAACGCCTGTACCGTAGGATCAGAGGGAGGCGCCTGCGCGCCAGTAACCGGTGTGCTGTAGGGGTTGGGAACGCCCATCTGCAGGCCGGCACTTGTGTTGTTGATGAGCGCGTTATCTGCGCTCATGTTCTGGTCGAACCCAGCCATGGTGTGCCCTCTAAAAGCTTAGTCGTTTACCTTGGCAGTAATTTGCCCCATACCGGCGAGCAGCGGGTGCCCTTGCTGGATGATCTGCGGCTCGGCGTACATCGGCAGGCCGTTCTTCGGGTTCTTGGTCGGCGGAGCGTAAATCGACACCGTGTTGTCGTGGTTCCACAACGCCAGTCCGCCGTCCTGCGTGGGAACCGGAGCGCCTTGGGAACGCGACTGCTCTATCGCACGGATGAGTGCGACGTTCATGGAGTTTTCCCCATGGAGCTGCGTCGCCGCTAAGTTGCCTTGGTTCTTCATCGACTGCAGGCGTTCCTCGTACGGCCCCTTGGCATCGGCAGTTGCCTTCTCTTTGGCGAACGTCTGGTTGTAGATAGCCGCAACCTGCGCGTTCTGCGCTTGGATATCCTGCCGCATGGAGTTGCCGATATTCGCTGCCAGCGTAGAGGCAGGCATGGGTAGGCCGAGTTGACCCTGCACCGGTGAGCCGTCAGCGTTGACCAACTGCACGTTGCCCTTGTCATCGCGGGCTACCGCGTACTGTGCGCCGTTCTGCCCACCGAACAAACCGACAAGCTGGTTCATGGCGTTGGGGTTGTTTGCAGCCATCCGCTGCAGGTTCTGAACTTGCATGTCCTGACCGGAGAGATTGTGCGCGTGGAGCTGCAGGATCGCAGCGTCCTTCTCCCTCGGGTCGTACGCGTTCTGCACCCGCATCTGGAGAAGCTTGGCAGTCTCCTTCCAGTTGGCCATCGAGCGATCGATGTTCGGACCTGACATGGTCGGGCCGGTTGAAGTCGCTTGGAACGCCGCGGAAGGCGGATATTGCGAAGCCCCCGCTGGAGCCCGCTGCCCGCCCGCGCTTGGCGCAGCGCCGCCCATTCCAGCCATTACTTTCTGCACATACTGCTGGTTGTTGGTGATGCCGTCGTTCACCCCTGCAGAGATGCCGTTCTTGGCCAGACCGCTGGGGCCCTGCTGATACGCAGACAGCACGTTCTCAGCGGTGACCGGGATTCCAAGCCGCGGCAGTTCTACAGAAGCCAGATGGTTCAGGTACGCTACACCGGCGGCGAATTGGTCAGCCCCAGAAGCCTTGTCCAGCGCGCCGTTAAAGTACGTCTTGGACATCGCGTTGAACGTGGAGGGGATGGTCTGCATGACACCGAAAGCCCCCTTCGGGCTCACAGCGTTCGGGTTGCGTGAAGCGTTCTCCACACCGATGACCGCCTTGACCAGCTCCGGCGTAACGATGGGCGACGCCTGCGGCATATGCGCAAGGATGTCGGGGACTGCAGAAGTTATGAAATTATCCGTAACCGGTGCGCCGGCTACCCGCTTGCCCGTATCCGCACCTTGCAGCGCCTTCAGCTTGGCCGACGCGGACTTGGCTTCTGATATCCCCTTGGTGAGCGAGGCTTCCTCGTTCGGCGAAACCGCGTCGGAGTTGGCCGTCATGCTGGTGTACGGTTGCGGCGCATGTATGGTGCGGCCGGCCACAGCGTTTACTCCGCGATCCACCGCGTTCGAAGCAAGCGTCACCGCGTTGCTGCCAAGATTGAGTGGGGCTTCGACGACGTCGGCTACACCGGCGCCTACTTTCTTGAGCGTGTGCCTGTCCTGCTTGGCTTGGTAATCCGGATCGGATTTCAGCGCAGCAAGCTTCGCCTCCTGCTCCTTGGCGTAGTTGTCGTAGAACGCGGCTGGGCCTGCGTAGTCTGTTTTCGCTGCCGGAGGCGCAGTGGTGGCAGAAGTTGAAACGGACGCCTGCGGGGAACCAGTGGTTGTCGCTGGAGGGTATGGTGCGGGGGCGGCTTGCCCAGTAGCAGTTGCATCAGGAAGCGGCGCGAGCTCGCCCCTAGTGCGTTTGGCGTACTCATCCATCCGGGATCGAGCGGCTTTCGCTGCGGCGTCCTGCTCCTGCATCATGCGCATGCGCATGGCCGCGTCCTGCTGGAGCATGAGTCTGCTGGTGGCCTGTTGCTCGGCCTCCCGGGCATTGGCCATGCCGAGGCTGGAATACCCCATACCGCCTAAAGTCGTTCCGAATGACATGGTGCCTCCTTAGCGAACTGCTTCGCCCGGCTTCTTCTCCGGCGTGGCCTTCGTGGAACCGGTCAGGATGCCGCCAGCTTGCTCGATCATGTTTCCTGCGGCTTCCTGCGCCCTTGAGTTGGCTTGGTTGTTCTGCAGGTATGCGCTGGCCAGTCCGGCCGACGGCTGCCCGATCTGACCGTACATGCTTCCAGCCGTGCCGTACGTGGCGTTCTGGTTGCTCACCCCGGTCTGGTATCCGGAGTCGTACGCGGTGCCTTCGTTTTGAGAGTTGCCGATGTCCATCCGGGCCAGTTCCGCGTTGATAGCCTGCGGGTCCATGCCCTGCGCGCGCATGCGTTCTGCCGTCGCTTGTTTCTGGGCGTTGCCGCGATTCTTCGTGGCGTTCTGGCTTTGCGAAGCGTAGTAGTTCGGGTCCATGGCTCCGGCGTTCACTGCAAGCTTGTCGCCAATGGCGGCTTTCTTGTCGGCGCTGGCGATGTTGTAGTTCTGCGCGGTCTTCTCCATGCCCTGCACGTCCTTGAGGTATGACGACATGTCGTCTGCACCGGGAGCCTTCGCTTGTGCGCCGAGCAGGTTCGCTCCGACTTTCAGCCCTGCGCCGGCCCAGTCCATCTTCTTGTACCACGGGTCTTCCGGTCCGCCCTTGGGAGCGCCGGGAGCGGATGTTTTCGTCTCGCCGCCGGCCGGAGCGTTGTTCGCCGAAACCTGTTGTGGGTCTGCTGCCGGAGCATCAAGCGTGCCGCCCGGCTGTGTTGTCTGGCTTGATGCCGCCGGCGCTGAGTAATCAACTGTCGACTGTCCGGGAGTGGCTGCGGAATAGTCCGGTGTGTTCTGGTATGGCGCGGAGAACTGGCTACCTTCGAGCGTCTGCTGTCCAATATCAGCGCCTGTGTTCAGACCAACCTGCGTTTCTCCACCGCCATACTGCACTCCACCGTCTAAACCGCCCGTTGCGGCACCTTCGTAGGAAGACGAAAAATTGCTGGGCTCTGTCGCGTAATTCGGCATGCCGGTTGTGGTGTTAATTCCAGCCCCACTAGCAAAGTAGCTAGAATCAGTTGCGTAGTTAGGCATGCCCGTTGCCGCGTTTATCTCCCCCGCAGCTCCGGCAGACTCAATCCCGCCGACGTTAGCTCCACCGTTGCTAACTGCCCCCATGATGCCGCCACCAATTCCACCGAGGGCCGCACCTGTAAGGGAGCCTTTCAAAGTACCGGTTCCAGCAAGCCCGCCAGCCGCACCGGCTATTGCTCCAGTAGCGACGTTGGCCATCATACCGGCACCAAAGGCTTCGACCATCAGTGGTGCAGCTGCTCCCGCAGTGACTACGGTAGCCACCGCACCAAGAACCATGCCGACAACGCCCTTGCCGCCTTTACCCCCGCCTTTGCAGAGGATCGCGCGGCCGTCAGGAGTGCGGTAGCTCATGGGGCCATCTGCACAGGATAGCTCCAGTGCTTCAGCGATAACGTTCTGGTTCATGGGGTATCGATGGTACATGGCGTTTCCTCCAACCTTAGTCTCATGTGATTGTACGTCTTTGAAAAACCGAGTTTCTTCTTCAACACCCTAGCCATCGAGTCGCTTACCCACGCGTCGCAGGCCACTGCTTTGTTCGCAACCATCCACGCTTTCATCAGCTTCCAGCTTCTCTCCGCGCTACCGTTCAGCAGCCCCTTACCGCCGAGGGCGAATACATTGGCAGCGACGAACTTCGGATATGGTATGAACTCAACCGCTGCCGCTAGAGTAACTACTCCGTCAAGCGAGTCGACAAATACGAAACAGTGCCCCTGCGCGTGTAACCGCCGAATATCTTCAGCGTCGAGCTCCCCATCGGCCGCGTCACGGCAACAGCGCTCGAACAGAGGTTCGATCTGCGGCCACAGCTCAGTGAGCCGTTCAGGGGTGGGGTACTCGGTTACGTAGCTCACGGCACTTCTGCGTACTTCCTCACGAGGCCGTCAAAAAAGTCCTTGCCCTTGGCAGCGACGACGCGAGCCGGGATTACGTACTCTCCGTTCGACACGTTCACCTGTCCACCGTTGGCGAGGTTCTTCGCTGGGATCGAATCGCTGGTTCCGGTGCCCGGGCCTTGAAGCAGGCCGCCATTTCCCGGACCCATGCCGGGAGGGGGTTGAATGCTTGCGCCCTGCTGCCCGCCGCCTTGTTGCATCGGCGCGCCCTCTGCGGCTTTTGCTGCTGTGAGAATAGCGAGTACAAGCCCTTGGTCATACTGCTCGGGAAGGTCGTTCGGTCCGGCCAGCCCTTTCTGAATCGCGAACTGCCGGAGTTGAGGCCACATCGCGGGGTTCTGCAGGACTGCCTTGCAGAGCTGAACAGCGAGGTGCACAAGCTGCGGGTCGAGTTCCCCCGACTGTAGGGCTTGCTGAACTGCTTGCTGTATTTGCTGCTTGGCCGCCGGGTCGCTGATCACGGCGTTCATCTGCTGTTCCGCGGTCTGCGGGTCGAGCATATTCGAAGCGCCCTGCTGCGGCTGAAGCCCGGGGGCCCCACCGACTTGGCCGCCACCAGCGTAGGAGTACATGTTGGCAAATGTCTGCGCAGGGACACCGGTCTGCATACCCACCTGTCCACCGGCAGCGTAGGAGTCTCGCGCTTCGATGTTTTCCCTGCCGCGTCGTCTGATTGCTTCCGCGGCGTTACCGGCCATACCGTTACCGGGGTCAGGGGGAGGCGGGGTACCTCCTTGGGAGGTGCGGCCTTTTACCGTTGTAGTGGTCGGCCCGCCAACGTTGTCGTACAGACGCCGCAGGTTTTCCATAAAGGCATTGGGGGCGGCGGGTTGCTGTTGTGGATCAGCCATATCAAGCTCCTAACTGAGCGATTAACGTATTAACCTGATTTTGCAATGCTACCACATTACTTGCTAAATCTTGCAAGTTCTGTGCAACGGCAAGCGCTTCCGCCTGCACGTAGGCTCCTGAAATCTGAGTAGTTACCCGAGTCATCGTGATGTTGTTCGCCTGCTTTACACCGGCGGCTACATCGGCACTGAACACGGCCCGGCCTACTCCGCGCTGCCCGGCTAGAATCTCGACTGCTTCCTTCAACTGATTCAGAAGGTCCGACTGCCACTGAGGGACGCCGGCTTGAGGAACGTCGCGAATAGAGGGAAATGCTTGGCTCATGGTTATGCCTTCTTCAATCCAAACGGCGTTTCGCCGAGGTGTACTGCGCGCACCCGCACATTGCCGGTGAGCCGCACTTCGAATGTGTCCGATCGGTACCCGGTAGGAAGCCTGAAAATATCGTTGCTCAAAACCTGCTGCGTGAAGATCAACTTCTTGTCGACGTACAACTGGAACTGTACCCCGGCGCCGATCGCGCCGAGCGGCTGCAAAGTGTCCGTGGCGACGCCCATGCCACCGAAGGACTCACCGCCGATGGAACCGCCTGTTGTCTTGTTCGTGATCTCCGCTGCGTTCGCTACCAGAATAGCTGCGTTCGCCGCCGCAATGGCGGTGTCGTTCGCGTTGTCTCCATAGTCCGCGATAACCCGTGCCGCACCGAGGTTCATGTAGTCCTTGGTGATGAGCGTCTTCGACTTCCAGTCGAATTGGCCGAGCACCTGCGTATCGTCGTCCCACTTGTACAGGTACGCGCCGTAGGTGTAGTAGAAATTCGGCGTTAGCTGGTCGTAGTACATCGACGTCATCGGCTGCAGCAGGTCGACAAGGAACCCGCCCACTTGGTCGTTTCGCTCGAACAGGAAGCTGCCTCTGCTGTGTGACGCCAGATATTTCCCGTTGTACTGCTTGGCCACGATAGTGGTGTAGTCGACCGAGGACTTCCATGTGTCCCAGTCATGGACCATCTTGGTGAGCAGCTCGCCACCGGTGGCAGATGAGTATATGGCCAGCCCGCCGGGAGTGGGGAACACCAACCCGAAGCCCATATTCACCACGCCCCGTTTGGACGTGCACGTCAGGGTGTAGTCCATTCTCGTCTTGGACATGAGGGACGGCGCGGCGCCTTGAAACACCCAAGGATTCTTCTTGGTCAGTACGACGATCACCTGACCAACGTTGTTTATGGCCACGATGTCCTCGTCGACTTGCTGCCGGTACTTTATCGGCCATGCGTGCGGCATGCTCGGCTCGCTGAAGCAGACGGTGTTCCCGTAGAATCCGACCATCATCCCGTTGTGTACCGCTCGAACGCCGATCATGGAGGACGATGGTTGGTCGTAGTACAGCGAGGGCAGGGGGGTTACAAGCACGTTGTCCTGAACAGTGTCCGTGTAAGTCGTCCCTGCCCCCAGCGTGATATCGGTCACCTTGTAATAGAGCGTTCCGCTCGCCGACGTGACCGTGCGGTATATGCGCATCACCATGCCGGTTGTTTGGTACGTTCCGCCGTGCGGCCATGCGGCGGGCAGCGCCGAGATGTTCACCGTCTGCCCGTCTTTCAGGTACAGCGTCGTCGACACCGGAGAGGGTATGGATTCTTCGTCCCACGCAGTGAGCCACGTGTAGACGTAGGTTCTGGTCTTGGTCGGTCCAGACAGATTCACAACCCCGCCAACATCAGCAGCAGGGGCTTCGGCCGCCCCGGGCGAGTAGTACGTAAACGTTGTAGCGCCGGTAACGGTAACCTGTGTGTTCGACAGGTTGTACCCCACACCGCCAAACCCGGTAGTCGTCACGTAGGTCCCGCTCAGCAGCCCGTGCGCAACCCCTGTAGTTATGGTCGCAGTACCGCCAGCGTCTCGCGCCCTGAAAGTCGATGCCTTCGCCGTGAAGCTCACCGCCGCCACAGTAGGCGCCGTGAGTGGTATCGGGAGCCCGAGCGTGTAGTACGAGTAGGGGAAGTCCGATCCAGACGCTGTGGCCAGTGAGTAGTTGGTAACTCTCGGTTCCGAGTCGCCGGTGTAGTAAATCCGTTGCGTGGTATCGTTCAGCGCCGAGACGCGCGCGATGTCCACGTCGGTGAGCCAGTGCAGCCACTTGAATCCGCCGGAGCCGTCGTCCATCGGGTAGATGGTCTTGACCCCGGTGCCCTTGGGCATGGTGAGCTGTACGGAGGAGATATTGTATGGTATTAAATTCCCCGCGTACAACTTGGTGTTGTACGCATACCCTGCCGCAGTTTCGGGCAGTAGCTCAGAAGCGATCCTCGGCGCTTGGCCGAGGAACTTTTCCAATTTTAAGGCGCCCATTGTTTACTTCTTTTTCCCAACCATGCCGCCACACTTCAGCGACTGGGTTTTGTCGAACTTTTCTTCCTTGCGACTACCCTCCTTGCCGTACTTCTTGGCAACAGCTTTGGTGTCCTTGTCCTTCTTGGACTTTTCGAACGCGGCGAACGGGTTTTTCTTTGCGGCCATGGTTTACTCCTTAACTTCGGTTTGTTTGAAAACGAAACCTGCGTCGCCGCAGTCGGCTTGAATCGTGAAATTGTTAGAGGCCGATCCCACCATTACGGAGACATTGCCCGTGCCGGTGATTGTCCCCTTGCCGCGGCACTCGATGGACGGAAGCTGGTGGTTGGTAGAAGCGCACCCGGCTAGAATAATAACCAGCACGATAATAGCCAGCCACAGAGGGACAGCGAACAACGCCGGAGAGTGTTGTTTCATTTGATTTCCCTAATGGCTTTCTGGGCCATCTCGTCCTGCGCATGCAACATTGGTTGTGGAGTGATCCGCGCGAAGATAACGGCGACCGACAACACCGCCGGAATTATCACGGCTATCTCCTTGGTGTACCACGCGACGACCAACGAAGCGACAGCAGAGCCGATCGTGTACCTTACGCTGTGCGCGTAGAGGATGATAGTTTTCCAGTTCTCGACTTTGTTCATCGCTCGCTCCTTAAATTCTGGCCGAGGCCGCAGCCCCGGCGAGGTGTTACTTAGGCCGGGGTAAAGATGCCCTGTACTGCCAGCTTGATCTCTTCCAGATCGACGACACGCTGTTCGAGCAACGCAACTCGTCGCTTCAAACATTCAATATCTTCGCGCTTGGTCACGAGGCTAAACTTCCTTGACGACTATGTACCGCGTCGAAGTCAGATACACGTCATCACCAGTCATCGCTGTCGGGTAATCCAAGTTGCGCTCAAACGCCAGCACATCAGGGGCCTGATTGAACCCGCCTTGTCCGTCGGGAAGTAGAGCGCCCTTGTCCCAGACCTGCACCACTACCTTGAAGTTTGAGGTGTCGGCGTTCTCGATACGTACTTTCTTAGTCATTGCTTTGCTCCTTAAAATTGGTTATATCCACAAGTGAATTCTCGGCACGCTGTCGAACTGGGCAGAGAGGATTTGGACAATGTCCTGATACACACTCTGCCGGGTAATCTCCCCACTCGCGCTGTCGGAGGGCGTACCCCTCGGTGCAGAATGCGTTCCCTCTTCTGTTTGGGTGGTTGCGTCTGCGGTCGTCTGACACATCATTCCTCCCTGACCACGTTCAGATAGACGGCTACGCCTTTCATGGTCTGCCGGCGTAGCTCAGTCACGAGTCGCGTCAAGGCAAGTTGGCTATTTCGCACTCCGTCAAGCAGGCGCTCATCTCCGACGGCGACATGACCAAGCAATTTTTCTTCGTTGCCATATTTGCGAATTTGGACATTGCTAAATCCTGGGACAGCATGCACAGTGATGGCGTTCGTGTGCTTGCAACAGGTGAGCCGGTAGCGTCCGAGTGGCATTGCTGCTGAGTTGTGCGGGTTTCCATTTCCGTTCTCTAGGTGTCGGTCTTCGTCCTCGACCGAATGACAAACTCGTTGCGAGTCAAGTACCCCATACCGTATCTCCCCAAGCGTATATCCGTCCAGCCCGTTACGCGACCCCATGAACTTATCGCGCACCAGGAACCATTCGCGCACTACCGAAACCACACGCCCGCCTTGACCGTCAATCCGACAAGAATCAGCCCGCAAACAACAACCAGCATACCCCATACGCCTTTTTTGGCTATGTCGAGTTTCAGTTCTTGCCAAAATTGAACCTCTGCCTCTTTCGCTTTCAGCCACGCTACATGCGCCTGACGATGCTCTGGAATGCCGTCGGGGAAGGCGTAAAGAATCTCGTCGAGGAGTTCGAGCGCAAGGTCGAGTTTCTGTTCGATGGTCATTCCGTCATATCGTCGTTTGTCGTACACTACAGTCTCCGCCCCAAAATCACTATTGCCTGCACAAGCGTTGCCAGGTCTTTTTGCTCAGCGGGCGTCAGTGACGGGAAGCTGTTTTCCACCCAGTTTTTTACTTGCGATGGTGTCTTGCTGATGAAGTTTTGGAACTTCGCATCAGCCTTTATCTCTTGCATGTCCTGTGCATCTTTTGCCCATTTGGCCGCCGCCTCGATTTCTTCAGTGGTGGGGACATGCGGGGGGATAACAGGAGGATCAATTACCGACCAGGCAGCGCCATCCCACTTAGCCGTTTGGCCTTGGGCTAACCCAGGAGGAGGAACCTCAGTCGAGAGCGTAGGAACTATGAAAGCTCCTGGCTCAAGTGGCGACTCTTGCGCCCTATACGGTCCTAGGTAGATTCCCGTTTCGTCAAATAAATAGACTCTTTTCATAACCACCCCTTAGTATTTAACGCACTTGAGAACGCGAACACCCGCCGCCATGTTTCCGGCAGTTGCTCCTGTGCCACCACTCATGGTGTATTGCAAATCCCCAACTGCACCCCCTGCACCCGCCGCCGCCCAACTAGAAGAACCAGAAACCGAGTTGTATGTTGGCGATGAGTGTGTGTGGGATTTGATTGATCCTGTAGTAGCAGTACCTACGTTGGCGTTCGCTTGAACAGCCGCATAGTCGGCAGCAAACCAAGGGATCACGAAGTCGCTGTAAGCGCTGCCGGAGCCGGCGCCTATGCCCGTCGCTGTAAACGCCAGACCAACCGTGTTTGAGGCCGCGCCGATAAGGGTGAAGTCTGTCGTTCCAACCGTCTTGATGACATAGGTGTTGGTCGCCACAAAGCTGCCGGCATTGACAGTCGTTGTTCCCGCGCCCCATGTCCCACCGATAGCCAGCGCAAGCGCTTTGTAGGTTGTGGCGCTGATCGCGGCCGGCAAAGCCGTGGGACACAGCAAATACCCAGTAGGAGCCGACGTCCCCGCGAAGTCAATGATCGTCCCCGCAGTGACAGACGACGCTGCGGCATACAGCGGGTTCATCAATATGAAGTCCGTGCCGTCGTACTCGAAATCGAACGGCCCGCTTTGGCTGTAGTCCCCGGCCGCGAGTGCGACTTTTGTCCCTGACGCATCGCGCTTCTTGATCGTCTTGGCACCGGGTGTGCCGACGTTGAGCGTCGGAGCCACAACGGTATTTGCTCCTATCGGAGTACCTGTTATACGCAGCCCTGCCGGATAGGTAGCTAGCGCGGGGGTAACCGCCCCCGTCATAGCGTCTCCAGTACCACCAAAAGCTCCGGTGGTAACGCGAGTATAGCTCTGCGACTGAATACCGGAAGTAGACGCCCCCAGAGCAGCCACAACGTCAGTAAACGACTGCACGGTGAGCCGTAGCGAGACCAGAGAACCGGTAGCGAAACCAAGGGCTGTGGTGCCCTCTTGCGCTCGCACGATCGTCATGATGCGCGTCCCCGCAGCGTGCGCGGTGACCTTGACGATTTCTCGGTTAGCGCTGGTATCTACCAGCACGGCGTAGAACCAATCGGCGCCGGTTACCGTGGGGAACGTGGTAGTTGGCGACGCCGCAGCGAACGTTAGCGACAGGTCCCCTGCCAGAATACCCGATGCAAGCGTGCTGTCTGCGAAGTTTGCGAGTTGTATCTGTGCCATGATTTACCTCAGGCCCATGGGCGGGGGCGTACGTTGATCGGGGTTCGGCCGAACCCTTTGTTGACTCTTGCCCGTGCACTGGAGAGCAGGAACGTCCACTGCTTGCCGTGGTAGGTAGCCAGCTTGTCATTCGACCACACACGGTTCGGCAGCGTCATGAGCTCGCACAGCGTACCGTGGAACCACTCACGACGAAACTCACTCATCAACGAGCTCTCGACATTGACTGCCGTAGTAGTAGGCCGGATAGCCGCGGTTAGCTTCGCGGTGTAGGTATCTAGGCTGCCGGGTACCGGAGCGATGCAGAACGTGCTTGGCGCCGTCTGGAACAGCGCGCGGGGCTCTCCGGTGACTGCCGTGTTTGGCCAGTCTGGGAACATGCTGTTGATAACTTCGACGGTCGTGATCTCGAGGCGCTGGGTTGCCGTCGGCGTGGCCGCCTTGGACATTTGTGCGTTCAGAATGGCACTGACTTCCGTCTCGGCGATCGGGCTGACAAGGTTGTACGAATACGTGCCGGAGACCAGCGTTACGTCGGTCAGGGGAACCCGCCAGATTTTGCCGCGTTGGCAGAGGTCGATGAATATCTTGCGGATGGCCGCCGCTATCACGACAGAGGGGCACCCCTCAACGTGCGGCGCGACGTCCACGGTGTAGTTGGAAAAAGGTACGAGCGCCATTTAGATCACCGTCTTTCGGTCTTCCCCGCCGGACTCCGTATCGGTGACCGGTTTCGCTTGCACCGTGATGTTGAGCATCTGGTTCCACGACTGCAGGAACATCTGCGCGCGCTGGTTGGAAACGCTCTCGTTGTCGAACGACTCGAACCACCACACCACGCAGTCGACAAGCACCGGGAAGTAGGCGTCGGCTATAAGCGTGATTGTCTCGTTAATCGTGTAGCTCTTGGGAGCCTGCACATACTCGATCGTCAGTACCTGCGCCGCTGGTGACGGCGGGAAAACGAAGAACACGTTGGGGTTGCGGACATGGCGCATCCAGTCCTCGGTGGGACCTGTGGCCCCCGCCTGCCACGACGCGTACGCGAGGTCGAGCGTTGCTCGATTAACTTCGTTTACGTTGGCCCCAGCGGCGTTCTGCAGCACATCGATGATACGCACGCTGTCGGCCGGCATCGTCTGTATAGTACCAAGCGCGCAAGTGAAGGAAGCAACGTGCGCAAACAGGTCGGGGCGAAGCAGCGCGATACGTTTCAGGCAGTGATTAACTCCCCGCAGCATGGTCGCATCGTCATACCGGTAGGTTGGGGTGGCGTCCTGAATCGCCCCACGGACCTCATCAATAACGTCCTGTGGAGTGAATGTTGCCATTACACGCCTCGGCTAGCGTCGGCGTTGAGAGCTTCTTGTGAAGCGAGCGCAGCTTCGAGTTCTTCCGCCAGCTTTAGGGCGTCGTCCGCAGCTTTCTTCAGCTTCTTGGAGCTGGGGGCTTTCGGCACCGTTTCATCAACGCGCTTGAACTCGCCTTCGATCGCTTCCGGAAGCGGGGTACCTTGCACGTCGGCCACTTCAACGAAATCGTTCTCTGCTGCGAAGTGCGATTGATACGCGAAAATTTGTCCTGTGGGTACGTGTTTTAGATATCGTCCAGACATGGATAACCTCCTGTGGGCAGTACTCTAACACAAAAAAGGGGGGCCGCAACCCCCCTTCGTTCTCATATTTGCAACAACTTAGCCTGCGTGCGCGAGGATACCAAACACACGGATGCGAATGACCCCGCCGCCTAGTGTTGCAGTGTCCAGCTCGACCACCAGCCTGTTGCCGGAAGCCGCCACGTTGGCAGCGGTAGCCGCCTTGTGGAAATGCCCTGCGACGTCGATATCGAAAGCGGTGAGGCCGGTGATATTGGTCGCCGAAGACGCCCAGATGCCCATGTCGAAGTTCGCCGTTGCGGTTGCCCCGGTGATGACTTGAATGGACGCCGCTTGGACAATCAGAGTAGCGTTGGTTGGAACGGTGTAAAACTCCACGGTGTCCGTACTGCCGATCGCCTTCTTGCTGCCATCCAGCAAGTAGTCAATGACGACGAATCCGGGAGAGCTCGGCTTGTCAGCCAGCCCGGCGGGAACACCCGCGGCGAGCATTTGTGCAATTGTTACAGCAGCCATAATGTTTCTCCTTAAACTTGTTTCGTGTATTTCGGACGCCCTTTTTGGACCTCCGAGCTTCGAGCGAAGCCGCAAAGCTTGCACCCGCGTTTTTCATACTTGACCTTAGCGATGGTCTGCCACTGCTCGTGATGGTGAATCTTACAACGAATTAGCACTTTGTCCAAGTTACGTACCCCAGTCATTTCGACGGCTTCCCACTCAGCGTTTGTAGCAGTAACTAGCTGGCGAATGTCGTCTTCAGACACCGGCGCGCGGGTTTCCCAGCGGCCTTTCTGCTTGGCTCCCATCTTGGCCTTTTCTTCCTCGGTCCAGATACGCTTGGTGCCAAAGAACGTTCCGTCGGGGAGCACGTGAGAAACTCTAGCTTTGGCGATTCTGCCAGCCTCTGCCCGCTTCTCCGGGGTCCATGCTGCTTTGATTGAGTCAAGGCGCTTCTGCCGTGTTTCTGGGTCGACCCAAGAAGCCTTAGTGGCCTCCCTGAGCTTTTCCTTATGCGCCAGCCCTTGGGGGGTTCGGCGATACGCCTCTAAGCTTTCTCGCAGAGACTGCCGCGCAGCGGCTGTGTGCGCCATACCAACATTGGACTCGGCCACCAAGCGTTTGTTGTACGCTGGGCGTAGCAGGGTAATCCAGTGCTGCTCTCTAGCAACCAAGGCCCCGACGTTTTCCTCGTGGACCTCTTCCACAACGACGAACGAAAACGCCGTTTCTCCGTGCGTATTGAACGAAGCCTGCAAATGGCGACTCGGATGCCCGTTACTGCGAAGCTTAGAAAAATGCGCCTTCCTGCGCTGGTTCAAATCCGTTGCAGAACCGACGTACAGCTTTCCGTTGGCCGTGTTGACGATCTTGTAGATTCCCATGCCCATAGCAGCTCTCCTTGTGTCGAAATTGACGCTAAGGATTGTACTTGGTGGGTACAGGACTGTCAACACTTATTTCACCTAGATCGCTAAGTCGTTGATTCTGTTAGGCTCGGCAGTATAGTTTCGCCAGCGCCTCGGGCTTGACTACGGCAAAGCCGTACACCTGCAGGCCGCGGATGATTGAGCCGAAGGTGGATTCCGCACGGAGCGTTTCCATTTCGGTCATCTGCGAAGCGAAGGTCAGGCCCATCTTGTGGCCAGCGAGAACGCTGAAACACTGGTAGGTGTCGGTAACCTTGTTCAGATTGTGCGACACGTACACTTCGAAACGGTCGATCATGCCAAGACGGCCGTTACGCAAGGGAGACTGCGAATCGCCAGTAAGCGAAGCGTCCTTGACGTCGGACTTCTTGATCATGCCGGCGATCCACGCGGGGATAACCAGCCAGCGGTTGCTTTCCGGGGCGTTGGCCTCATCGAGCACGGTGCCAAGGTCGACGATGTAGTCAACGATGTTGGTCTTGGTGACCTGCACTGCGGCGCCAGCGGTGCCGAGGTTGATGTTGCCCGAGATGCGGCCGGCGGACGCGCCCATGTTTGCAGCGGCGATACCGGTGAGCAGGGTCGAGCTAGAGAGAACCTTGGAGTCGATCTTGATCTTCATCTTCTCCGAGGCGTCACGCGCCCAAGCGTCCATCAGGTTGATGTCGGACTGAATCTTGTCGACGTCGTCTTCCACCGCAGCGAAGTAATCGCCTTGGTCGATGTTCAGCGTCAACTTCGCCTTGTCCGGACGCTCGACGGTAAGGGTCATGCCCTTGGAGTAGTCGCGGATGGTGAGTTCCGGCGTGGTGCGGATGTTTACCTTGTCGCCGAAACCTTTGATCTCGCCGTCAAAGTCGGTGTTGGAAATCGCAGCTAAAACTGTAGCATCATAGAAATTTTGGCAGTCGCCCACTCAAGGCGTCCCGACTATCGCTTACACCATGTTTACCCATTATTCTCCCTCCGGCGTTACGGAAAAAATCTCCGTAGTCCTGTCGTGGACGCGGCGGGACGTCGTGAATCTTGTCCAGCCATGGGGTTACATCAGTGTCCGGTTCACTTAGTCTGTGCGGGTGTGCTTTGAGTTGCTTCAACGCCTCTTTGATGTTTCTACCGTCTCGGTAGTGTCCCATCTGGGCGCAACCCTTTATAACGTAGGCTTGTGCTCTCTTTACGACCATGTACTGGCCGCAATGATCGATTATCTCCAACGCTTTTGACGGAGGTAGCGCTAAGCACCACTGTGTCACACTTCCATTGCACATGGGGTGCAACCGTCCTCCAAACGCCTTCTGCAATAACCTTATTCCTACGTCGTCGTATGTAGCAGCAGCAACATGAAGCAACAAGCTGGCATTTCCAAACTTCGATATCCGCGCAACGGAGAAACACCCGTCGCCGTCGAGATACCCAGCGAGCCACTTTCGAGATGGGTAGTTAGGCATGTACTCAGAAGGAACCTTACGCTGCGCTTTCAAATACGCTTTCACCCGATCGTGATCGTCTTTGGTGATTGTCTGCTCTATCAAATCCAAGCAGACTTCCGCGTACCTACGCTTCACTACCATGTACTTGTGAATGCGTTGAAGCAACAGGCGTGACGCCTTGGGCCCCAGAGTAAGGATGGTCTGCCGGTTTCGCGCGACTTGCCCCTGCGGGGCCGTAGCGGTTCCTGCGCAAACACTGCCGACTGCGCCCCCATACTCTGCCGCAATCCTGTGGATCACAGCGTCCTTATCCTCCAGTTGTGAAAACCGAAGCACAAGCAAAGGGTGGGCGCAATCTGCCCTAAATTGCATACCTATGCTACCGTCAGAGTCTAAAAACCCTGCTACATACTTTTCACTCAGCGTTGCCAATGGCTGCTCCTGAGATCGTTTACACTTCCCTCGGGTTCCCGTTATTCAGGGTTCCCGTTATTCAGAACCGATATTACGCTGACCGATTACTTAATCAGCTTGGATGACCAAACTTCCGGAATGAAGTTGCCGACATAATTGGCGGCACCGGGTGCTTGTGGGAAAGGCATGGTGTTTCTCCTAGAAAATTAACAGGCGCGTCAGGCGGCTATTCGCCCTTCCTTCTGCGCAGCAAAAATGTCTTCTTCAAGTGCTTTGAACTCTGCTTCCCGACCCCGGAAGACTCCCCGACGCTTGTCGTCGTAGAGTTTCGAGATATCCGCGCGAGCCCATTTACGAGCGTCGTTGGATGCCGGAGCCGGTGCCGCCAGCGTGCGGCCGGGGGCAACTTGTCGTTCGAGTTCGCTGCCCGGAGTCTTACGGGTAGCAGCACTTGGTGTTCCTGTGACGGACAGGTAGGCTTTGAAAATTGAGAGCACCTTGCTTACGTCATGCGACTTTTCGGCATCGGCGAGATACGTCTGGCGGGTGATACCAGTCATCGGGTCTTCGGACAGAAGCCACCGGTGAAACTCCGGATTGGCGTTGACTGCTTCCCAGTTGGGCAGTTGCGCGGCAAGGGCGTTCAAAAACCCCTGCTGTTGATTCTGCTGCTGGGTCTGCGCCACGCGCTGAACCGTTGGTACCACTTGCCCCTGCAGTTGCTGGAATTGCTGCGCCAGCGTCTGTAGTTGCGTTCTCGTCTGTGCCAACTCAGTAGCAAGTCGGGCGTTTTCCTGCTTGGCAGCTCGGGTGGTGAAGTCGATCATCTCGTCGCCGTACTCTTCGCGATCCTTCGCGGTGAGATACTGCTGCCCGGTATTCGACTCCGCCGAAGCGGCCGGCGTGACTTGCATCGCGGTGATCACACCTTCCAGCGACGCGATCCTTTGCATTGCCGATTGAAGCTGTGCGTGCTGCGAGTTGTACACGCCTTGCAGTGAACGCCAACGCTGTGCGTACGTCTGGCTGTTCTCATCATCAACTGCTTTTCTGTCAACAGTTTCTACGGCAGGCGGCGGAGTGGCACCGGGCTCAGCTTTGGGCGCCTCGGACTTCTCGTCCTTGGTCTCGTTCGGCTGTCCGTAATGTTCCTCAACGATTTTCTTCGCGTCGTCGACTTGCTTTTGAATCTGTTCAGGTAAGCTCATTTTACTGCTCCTTGCTAACTGCTAAGGTTCACACGGCCTGAAGTTTGTCTCGCATCTCTGCTAAGACTTGGGAGCGGCCCTGCATGGTCTCCACAATTTGTTTACCGGCCAAGGGAAGTTGTACCAGTTCTCGCATGTACCAGCGCTCAATTGCCTGAACAAATTCAGGGTTCTGGCGGGCGACACGTTTGAAAATGTCAACTTCCTCCGGCGTTAATTTCATTACGGGTTGCCGTTGATCACGTAAAAGTTGATCGTGCTGGCGCTGGTATCCGCGGTGGCGGCGTCTACGTTGGACAGGGTGATCTGGAAAGACCCGGCCGCGGTAGCGGACACGAAAGGAAGCGAAACCGCTGTCGCAGATTTGACCTGTAGCGACACCACGACGATTGAATCTGCCTTAACCTTGTCGTTGTTAACCGTGAACGCCGCTTCCGCCGCCGCTGCGAGTGACGTGGCATTGGTGACAATCGACCCCTGATGCGCGTTGAGGGTGACGGCGGTAGTCCGGTTCGTGATCTGCGTGACCGTACCGGTGCTTTCGGTAGGCGCCGAGATAGACCGAACGCGCAACTGACCGACTGATAGTTCTTCCTGCTGAGCCATTTTACTACTCCTTAAACGGTGGCGGGGTCCGCGCCCCGAGTACGCTTGTTGCTACGCAACTTATACACACAACAAAATAAAAAGTCAATCCTTGTGCAGAGGGTATTAGATTTTAGAACTGATGTATTTCAACATCATCTATCCACAGCGCCTCGGTCGAATTCATGTCATGAACTCGGACACGGAATCCAACGTAGTCGAAGTTCTTCGGCGGCCTGCGATAAGGCAATGCAGGAATCATCTTCACCCATCCAGTGTCTGCCCCAGGTAGCGTGATGTTGCTGTTCAGAGCGTAGGCCACGTCCTTCACTTGTGGGCAAACTTGGGTTCCATAAACATCATTGAGACATTTAAAGTACCCAAACTGGATAGTGATCTGCCGTGCAGACGCCCCGCCGTGCCGGTAGTACAGCACGCCATTGTGCATCGCGTCCTTGTTCGTGATCGGAGCCAAGATGATCACATCAGCGGTTCCCGATGCCCCGGCCGCTGTGTTTTTCGTGATGATTAACCCGTTACTACCTGTCCGCGCTGCGGCGGCGCCTTGAGTCAAAGTGACATTAGTTGATGCGATACGACTGCTTAGCGTTCCTCCAGCAGAAACCGATACGAGATCGGTCGGGAAAATTGCGCCTTCAAACGTTCCATAGTCAAGCATGTTAAACGTCTGATGAGCACCATCGGGCATCGGTGTGTCCGAGTCAGCAATACATCCGGTCGAATAAAAGTTGCCTGCTCCTTTTGCAAGGTATCCAGAGGCGGGCTTACAGTTGGAAAGGGTTACGCGATCAAGCCATACCCCGCCGCCGACTTCTGGCGATGTCGCCACGTTAAATATCGTGTCCAGGTCGGTGCCTGCGCCTGCCGTATGGATCAGGCGTCCGTTGGTCATGGTCAACACGGCTTTGCCCGACAAATCCCATGACGTTTGACCAGCAGAATACGTACTGCGCTTCAAATTCGACTCTACGTGACAACCGATTAGTGAGATGCGCCCACCAGTCATAACAGCCTGCTTGCGGTTGTAGTCTATAGACGATCCAATAAATGTAAGTTGCCCGTCGCCAATGTCAATTCCGAGAAGGTTGTTCGACAGGAAGCCTGAAAAGAACCTAGGTAGTTCATACGCATCCGTCAGCCCCGCTGGGCATTTAATACCCGTGTTGCACTCAAAAACCGTCCATGCGTAATGCTCCATTCCATAAGCCGCGCTGCCGATTTGATACCCAATGTCACACTGTTTTATTGCAAAATTTGACAATATGATACGTGAAGGGCCAGGGCCATAAGGCACGGCGGCAGGATTATAAAGGTACAAGCCCACCTGCCCAGCCGACAAATCACCGTCAATCTCAAACCCTTCGATTTTGTTGATGTTATTTGCTTCTGGTGCTGAATTTGCTGTCAGCGTGATCGCTGTTATCGCACCGACAGGCCTTATAACTGCCCCTGCAAAATCAACACTAATCTTCGATACGTCAATCGAGATGCCCGTATCCAAACGGACAATTGCGCCGCGAGGAAACGTCAATTTAGACCGCGTAGTTATTGTGGCAATAGTGTTGAGAACCGATTGAATTGCAGGGCCATCATCTTGCGAACCATCTAACGTCGCACCCGCTGTCTTGCACATTCCAGCAAACGGTACAACATCAAATGCCACGCCCTCAGAAGATGAATATTTAACCACCCCGGTGAGAGGATCAGTTGTCGCTACCGCGAAGAACGTGTCTTGCCCATTGGCGCCTGTCTGGCCAATGATGTTGCCTTCCTTGTCGACGATCCAGTAGTCATGGTTCTTGTTGTTGACACGGTACGCGCCATCTGGGAGGACTGATGGTTGGAATGTGGGCATTTGCAGCCCCTTAACCTATAGTGTCGCCGGCACCGATGGTGACGAAGACGTTTGAGGGACCGGCTACACCGGCAATCATTTGAAGGTTGGTGGCGTAACCCTTTTCCAGAAACAGGCGGGCGCCGGCAGCGAGCGGCATGGAACCGGGAGACCCCGCAGGTATGGTCGCCGCAGCCCCGACCTCGATGTAAACAGTGTTGCCGCTGGAGTTGAAAAGGTGGATCGTTGTTGGTCTGGCGGGGAGGGTCACCGGCGTTGTGGAAGCGGTGACAGCCACCAAATACGTGCCGGCTGGGTAGGGGGTAAAGGCTGACATGGTGTGGCTCCTCGAAAGTTACTGCCTATATACGCTGGACAGGGCGGCGTGTCAACAAAATCGCCAAACTGGCCAACTGCTCGTCGGTCGGATTCTGTATCCCATGGGCTACAATATCTCCAACAAAAACCTCAGATTCTTCCATCCACTGCGCCCTCGCTATGGCGCCTCCGGACGGTGCAACTGTACCACAACGCGCTATGGCACGCACTCCTGCCATTCGCACCGCGCTCGCCGCGCTGGGGCTCGGAGCACGCAGCTTTGTACGCGCAGACACACCCCGTAGCTGTACCGATGCTCCGGCGGTAACGGAGAAGCCGCCAACCGCGGTGTTCGCCCGCTGCGAGTGCGGAAACACCTTGGCGCTGATCGATATCGGTTTGTACGACACCGACACACCGTGGGCTACCAACGTACCTACCTTGGTACGCGCGTCCACCCCCTGCAGATACGCCAATCCTTCCCGGTATGGGATGAACCTGACGTTGCGTCGCGAGCGTTGCGCCGCTACCCCTTCCGCCTGCAGGACACCAACCGACGCAGTTGCTGATACACCTACCAGCGTAACGTCGCCTGATACCGGCCCTGCGCCGTCAACCAGAGTACCTGCTACCGTCGAAGTACCCGCTGCCGTACCGTACATACGGTTGGGGTCTGTTTCTATGCCCCCCAACCACTGTCCTACCCACGAGCCGAGCTGCTTCCCGACAGAGCTCATGGCTATGCTCCGTTCAGGCTGTCTATCGTCCTCGTTCCGCCGCTATACGCCCCGTCGATACGCAAGGTCGTTCCGTCGATGCCGGTGAATTGCGGGTCTGCGCCTTCTAATCCTGTTGCCGACCCCGCAGCAAACGCAGCGAGGATGCGGAGTATCTCCTCAGCAGAGAACCCGGCTTCAATGGCTTGACTCCAAACCGCATTAGCGAGGTTTTCAGGAGAAAGCGTGGTGAAGGGGGTAATTGACCCAACAAGCTCCCCGTAAGCATGGCTTACGAGCGATACCGTACAGACGCCGTCCGACTCCCCTATCAGCCAGCCCTTTGCCCCTTTGACGAGGCTGGCCGTGCTTGTTCCATCTGCCTGTCCTGCCATCAGCAGAATAGCCGCCACGGTAGCAGAAACCGTGCAAGTACCGGCAATAAGCCCTTGCAGGCTGATCGGTATGGCCGAAGCCGTGGACGTGCCCTGGGTGTTGTTGTGACTCGTCAGACGACCGGCTTTCTGCGGCATCATCCATGCGCCTGGGTGCCGATAGCCTGAAGGCAATCCAACCGTATCGTCGGTAATCCCTTCGCCCGCTGTCAGATTACGAATACGCCCCGTCTGCATGAAGTTGCCTTGCAACACGGACGGGATAGCACTGAGAACGACAGCCGCCCCGGCGAACTGCACTCCGCTTGAGGCAAACTGGTTTCCGTTGCAGCGCAGTGCCATCAGAGATTATCCGCCGTAGCCGTAATCGAAATCGACATTCACCGTTCCCGCCGAAGTCGTCGCGCCCGTCTGGAACAGCAAGAACTGGATGTTCGCGCCGTCTTTGATCTGTCGCATGGACGGCATGGCATTCACCAAGTCCATTTTGCTGTACAGGCCGGTTGCCGGAAGCGGGAGCGTCCAGAGCGGTTTGCACAGCCCGATAATGACCGTACCCGAAGCGTGTGCCGTACCCGCCCAAGTCAGTGTCTCAATATCGGACACGCCGGTATCACCTGCCGCCAGCGGAAGGAATGGGTTGTATTTGTTCGCCGCTGCACCTGTGTTGAGCAACTGCCCGATACCCATAGACGCCGTTGACGTGAATGACGTGGTAACGGCTGAATTGCCCGCCGTGTCTTTGTAATTGATCGTGCAGGTCGGTGCATTCGCGCCAAGCGCCGTGCGCGCCGCAACAAACAGGCGTAGCCCTTGTCCATTGGCGTATCGGTCGCCCTTGGAAGCCGTTGCCGAGATAGGCGTCATGGTCACGGTCTTTGCACCAGTGCTGGATACGTTTGCGCCAGATAGAGGAACAAAGCCGACAAGATCAATCGCCATGATGTACCAAGGCGCACCCGCCGCTGCAACAGCACAACCGCCAGCCGTAAGGAAGTGCTTGGTAGCGGTAGAAACGTCTCCTCCGGTGTCGATCGTGCCTTCTGACCAAGTATCATCAGTTGCAACGTAAGTCAGGTCGGCGCCAGTAAAGGTCGCAGCGGGAGGATACCCGGCATGACCCGCAAGCAACGTCCATGCGCCCGCCGTTCCTGCGCTGGATAGCGTCTTGGTCGTTGTTACCGTGTCGCCCTTGCCATTGACGGTCAGTTGCGTTATCAGGTCATCTTGTGAAGTCCAACCCATTTCGTTCTCCGATCAATTCCACACTGTTTCGAGTATGCCAACAAGTTGCGAGGATGCAAGCGATCCCGCATTGCCTTCAGCAAAGAAATTCAATACCGCGCCATCTTTGATTCGTGCTGCCCCAGCCGAATGAATCAGTGACATAAATTCGTCTGCCGCTCCATACGCCACGCCGGTAGTCGTCCGGCACTCCTGCGTTACGTACCCGTAGAACAGCGGCTTGACGATTACCAGTGCCATCAGCCCGCCGCCTGCCGCTGTGAAAGTTACGGACTCAATCGACCGCACTCCAGAATCGCCCAACTGCAACGGGAGATAGGGATTGTACGACGCCCCGGCTCCATTGGCTGACACAACTTGCCCGCCACCCGCAATCACGAAGGTAAAGGCGTTCTGGCTGACGCGCCCCGCTACCCCGTCCTGATTGGTGTAGGTAAATGTGAATCGTCCAGCCGTCGCTGCTGCCGACTGCCCTACCGCGATAACTCGCCCTCCCGTGTAGCGAGGTAATGCCGGAACCAGCGGGTCGTCAGCATAGTTTGTCATCGTCTGCACTTCACCGATAGCGTCGGTGTCGATGAACGGGTAATACAACAGGTAGTCACACAAAACCAGCCGCTGCCTTGCGTTCGCTGTCGATCCGGTGTTAGCCGTCATCACGTTGAGATACTTCAAGTGCTGCGTAGCTGGCGAGACTGTTGGAACCTTGATGCCTTTGTCGGCTTCGATCAATGCGGCAATCGTAGGCGACGACGCGTAGAAATTAGCCGGAGGGCTTCCAGGCGAATAGCTGTAGTCAATCCATCCGTTCGTCGTCGTCGCAGCAGACGCCACGGTCTTGCGAAACTGAGTCAGCCAGCACTGGCCGAGTAGGTCAGCATTGGCAAACTCCGCTACGTTCTTGAACCCGGCCACAATTAGTCCTCAGTCAACTAACTAGTCCTCAGTCACGTCAAGATCGCCAGCCGCGAATTGCGGCTGAATACCAGACGAAACCGCCAGCGGGGAGGTCAGCGCCCCGGAGTACAGCAGCTTACCCGCCCCGGCAGAATTTGTACCGACCCCGAAATAGGTCAGAGTCGCTCCGGTCACGCCGCACGTTGCAAAGGTAATCGTCGCGGTATTCGCTACGGCGTTTCCTGTGACCGTCCAGCCGCCAGCAGTTCGTGCTACAGCTACACGAACGTAATTAGTATAGACCGTCTCCGAAGTGGATTGATCCCCCGCTTCGCCAGGGTCGGCGGTATGCAGGGAAATGTATAGTGAACCTGCCGCCGCCGAGTTCTGGATTCCCGCCGCATCGCCTACCAGAGCAATGTCGTCGTTGTTGAATATCAGCTTCAACAGGTCGTTTTCAAAAGTGTTTGACTTGCTCATGTCAATTTATCCTTACAAGTGAAGAGGCGTCGCCCACAGTGGGCATGGTGACAGTGAACGGCCCGGCCGTCGACGTGATGTCGCTGCCGAAGTCAAAAACAGCAACGGCCTTGTTGCCCTTCGAGCTGTTGTATACCAACGCTCCCCGTGCAGTGATCGTTGCTCCTGTAAACACTATCGTACTGAAATCCAGCCGTGCCGTAGCGCCTGAACCGGAAACCGAGAACCCGGATAGCACCCCGCCACCTGCTGAATACGTTCCGCTGTCGGGCACTTCGTTCGTGCCGCTGTAGACGGTCGTCGCTGCGCTGAGCGTGGCCGCAGAGGTGTAAAGCGCGATCTTGTACACGTCGGCCGCAACGTGCACGCCGGTCATGACTTCCCGTTTGTACGAATTGCACACGCCCGAAGTAATCATGCGGCCCTACCCGTCTGTTTGTTGGACACCGTGTTTCCGTCCTGCCCGCCTTTTTTGGCTCCGCCGGGGAACACCTG